ACAGGAAACTTCAGTTTTTTTAAGCTCAAGCGACTCAATCCACTCGCTAAACGGAATTATTTTCGGTTTAGCGTCGTTTGGGTTTGCTTTTTCGTTGTTCATTGTTTTACCTCTTCAATTAAAATTCAAGCAGCACCAATCACACAGGCACTGCTTTCCAATGCACACCCCTACGCATCAGCTGTACGCAGAAAACCTGAGCCTGCCATCATTTGCTTTTCCAGTCAGCCCGCGCTTCCCTTTAAAGGTGTACCGCACCGCTGTCCCCATATAGCCCGGCCACAATACCCGCCAGAGGAGTTTTCGTCTTAACTTGTTCTCCTCTTTTTTCAGGTTTTTTCTGTATCGCTTGAAGGACTCGGATGTTCCTCGTTTTCTTGCTGCCATTTCTGATCATTTTGTTTATATTTTGACGGTTATTACTTACACCACTTTCCATTAGGCGATTTAACTGTATGCTTAGTATACTTCCTAAATACATGATAATATACGACAACCCCCTCCCTCACCAAAGGAATCTCCAGCTCCATGCCAGCCAACAATAAAGGTATTGTATCAGGCTTCAGTTCCCCCTGGAAAAGAACTGGTACAACATCGCAACAGGAAGGGAGGTTGGGATTGTTTATATTCCAGCGATAAGTGTTAAAGAGAAATAGCCTCTTCCTATCCAAGCCTAAAGGATTTTTTTGTATTCCTAATCCAGCCCATTCTCCGTAATGATACCCGTCGCCAAGTCCAAGCAATTCGGCCTTATTATCCTCAACCCATGCAGCAAACCCATAGTTATCATCATGTACCGTGATAAATCTTTTCCTGCTTTGTACTCCAACTATATTCCCGTCGTTTATAATAATGCAGGCGTTTGTCCCGTCTATTTTCTCGGTGACGGTCACAGAGAAAGGATTCTCTCTGGTTATTTTTGGCCACGCTTTAAACTCAACCCCTTCCATAGTCAATCCCTCTTGTAAAATATTATGTAATACATCTAAACCTATCTCTCACTCCATAGATAGTAAAATTATCCAGGAGCGTCAAGTGCTATTTGTCTATATTGCATCTTTTTCAACTATTCCCCTTCTCGCCTCCCGGACCTCTCAGCCAGCTCTTTAAATGCCAACGACATATAAGTGTTGCGCTTCACAGTATCATCGCAACTAACAGCGTGTTTTAATGCCCGTTCAGTTCCCACTACATGGCACTCCTTCTGCGCCCTGCTCATTGCGACATAAAGCCATTGCCGCCCAAGGGCATACCAGTTACTCGGATGGACCAGACAACAGACATTATCCGCTTGGCTGCCCTGTGAGGCGTGGCCAGTAATTGCGTACCCCAAAGTCAGTGCGTTCCAGTCCTCTGATTCATGGTAAACAACAACTTCAGGCTCCGGCCACCCCGGATATTCGACCGTGATCCCATTCGGGGAAGCGTGAAGAACTTTCCCAAGAAATCCGTTAAACACCCCTTCCCGACCCAGCTTGTAATTATTCTTCTGCTGCCTGACAATATCCCCGGCCTTAATCAATTGACCAAAAATCTTGAGGCCTGCACTTGGCCCTGGATTGATTATTGATTGGATGATTGGATTCAGCTTCAAAAAACCCACAGGCCCTACCCTCTGTGGGACAACAAGCATATAGCTCTTGTTATCACGGTGCCAGGGATGAATAATCTCGGCCAACGTTTCAGCGACCTTCTCTGTGTCCTCTTGTTCGTGCCAAAAGCAGTCGTCAAGCATTCCTTTTCCGATAGAGTCTTCCCCTCTTTTTCCGAAAATTGGCACCTTGCCTGCCCGTACCAATTCTATAGATTCAAATAGCATTGACCCGGCGAGCTGTCTGTAGCAGATCTTGAACCTTATGCCTATCCCGGCGTTTACCAAATCCCTGAATGGCGCTCCAGCACCCACAGGTGGCAACTGTCCGTCATCTCCGAGCATAATAATCTTCGCTTCTGTGGAACTGACTAGTCTTTCTGTAATCTCCACGTCAAGCATGGAACTTTCATCAACAACAAGCAGGTCACAAGGTAACTTGTTGTACCGGTTGTAAGCCCAGGTAGGCCCCTGGCAGCCGAGCATCCTATGGATCGTGCTCGCCGGGGGAATAGGCGGGCTCGCTCCAAAAGATTTTTTCAACATCTTGTTCAATACAACACCGGCCTGTCCGGTTGGAGCGGCGAGCCTGATAATAGAGCTTTGATCAATTTTCTTTACTTGCCTAATTATCTCCGTAACCGATGAAGACTTTCCTGTGCCAGCTCCGCCACAGATAGGCAAGATCCTGCATGCCCCATCTGATTTATAAAGATCTACGCCAGCACTTATGGCAGATTGCTGGGTTTTGTCGTACTTTATCTTGTGCATATAAACCTCTTTTTTCCGATTTGCTATCGGGTTTCTCGTCAGCTTCCTGCGAAGGAAGAATGTCAAACCTGCAACGCCACATTGGTAAATTTGGCCTTCTTTTGAATTTGACCCAATATATACCGGTATCCCGGTCTCCATCTTCAATCTCTCCCTCTTCGCCCTCCCTGACGCATCCACCAGAATAATGGCAGTCTTGGTTCATTACCACCCTATCACCAACCTTAACTTCACTTTGCTCGTTCATATCATATCTCCTTATAATTTGTTTTCCTTATTCATCCTGCCCGTCAACTATAGAATCGCCAGTATGGCTCCAGTAAGGGAATTGCGAGTCGTCCCAGAAGCTGATCATCTCGCTATCTATCCCCTGGATAACAAGCTCAACCAGTAAAGAATCCTTCTGGTCGTGACGAAGGTTATCTACCCACTCTGTCAGGCGTTCTCTTTGCTCGCTCCTTTTTTCACTCATAATCCCAATGCCCCCATAATCCCCTTTTCCGCCTTCATGGACTTAGCGTCAAAAACGCGACCTTCCTCAATAACCACCTTGCCAGACTTGGACAGCCCCCTCACCACCCTCTCTATCTCCACCTCGTCCGGCAATCCGCTCAGTGGCATATCTTGATCCATAGCCGTTTTCTTCAGCAACTCCTTAACCCCGGCGATTCCACCTTTCCAATCCTGTCCATTAATCAAAACAGACATGTAGAACCAAGTATGCCCCCCACTCTCCCGTGAATCTGCGAGGAAGAACAGCACGCAAGCAGCAATTCGTCCCTCGGCACCGATATTAACCCCTGACCGGAGCGCAATAGAGTCCGCTGTGATGAAACCGAATCCATCAATATCCAATAACCGGTATGGGGCCTCCTGCACAACCTTCATGCCCCCATTCTTACCAGGGCCAAATTCCCTTACAATGAGATTAATCTGGTGTTGGGTTAGTCCGAGGCCCAAGAAGTACGATTGTTCCTCAAAGGAAGACATCAGTGTGGCCGCCACAGCCATAACTTCATCGCATCTGCCCGGTGGTACCTTCAGCTTTGCCGGATCAGCAAGAGCTAACTCCCATGCTTTTTCGTGACCATATTCGGCAATGGCCCACTTAGCTTTTACCTCTCCGATTCCTGGTAATTTCATCAGCAGCCTGCGAACCCCCTCAGCATTGTCTGTCCTCGGAGGTTCGACTTCAATTGACGAAAATTTGAATTGCTTGCCGTACCTTTTGTTCGTCTCCCACTTGCCGGTCAGGGTGACCACATCTCCCGGCCCAACTGTCTCAGGTATCTCTCCGCAGGCGGTTCCTGCCCCAATTTCTGTTCTTACCCTGAAGATCGCCCATCCCGTGTCAGGGTTGCGGAAGGTTAGCTTACTGCCTATGATTTCGCATTTTTTTTGCTCTAGTTCCTCTTTTGGCTTGGTCATGTTTTTCCTGTCGTTATACTGAGTGATAAGTGCCATCACGATGATAGCTTAGCTAATAAAAAACCCTGAAACCTACCGGCTTCAAGCAGAGGGGCCTTGCGCCAGTCAGACAGGATAGAAAGGACTCTTTTTTTCACGTCAGCGTCACTGACCTTCTTCTCAATACTAAACTCATAGGGTTCAAAAGAGACTTGTCCGCCATCCACGGTAAGGGTTGAAACTGCATCCCCGCCTTCCCACACCACTACAGCGACCAACTTTCCAGTGCTCTCCCTGAATGCTGGTTTAAACACCTCTCCCATGCAACCCCCGCTACACTCACCTGTGCAGTCAAAACTGTTGACCTGTAAAAATTCCCCTCCTAAAACTTCCCCCTGAATCATTGAGCATTCGGCGAATTCATAAGTTGTATTCCCATCGGCACCGTTCGTCTCGATAGGGTTCCATTCACTATTTTCAAGCACCAGGGCAGACAACGGAATAATAAGGGCATCTATTTCAATAATCTTAATCAGCGTAGGGTTATAACTCATCTTGTTCCTCTTTGTTAAAATTCTATATCAGACATTCATTGCCAGACATTCATTGTCATCGTACCAGACCCCACATCGAACCAGCTCAAGTATCTGCTCATCAGTTAGTTTGCTGATATCGTCGTCCTTAACACCGAGCCAAATCTGGCCATGGCAAGCAGCTGTAATTATGTCGCATCCATGATTTGGAAACAATTCGTCAAGCAGTAGAAGAGCGTGTAAATCTGGTCGCTGGCTTCTCTTGTTTTCGACCATATTAAATCCGCAATCATTTTCTTCATCAGCAAATTCAAACCTTTCTTTTATATCCATTATTATTCTCCTTAAAATTTACAGTAAAATTAAATCTTACGGCCAGGGTAAACCTTCGTGCATTTCTTCTCCATGAAATGCACCACGTCGCTCTCTCTGTACCGGACCTGTCTTGTCCCAAGTCGATAATAAGGAATTCCACAATCATGATACCGGTCAGAAGCCAAGGTTTTGACAGCTCGACCTATCATAGTTGATACTTGCTTTGGTGTTAGGTATTTTGCACTCATAATCCTCTTCCAAACTTCTTTAAAGGTTTAAATCCAGTAAGCCGGTGGTACGCCTCCATAGCGTCCGGCATGTTGTCATTTCCGATATCAAAGCAGTACCCGATATCTTTAAGGTTTTCAAATATCTCCCCGCACTTTTTGCAATACCATGATGGTGCCATGCTGACTGAAGCGTATTCGCCGAAAATATCTTCTTTCTCCCCATCCTTCTTCTCGTTGGAGAACATCAGGCACTCGGCGCCAATATCAATCAGAGCCTTGCAAGAGCTACACCTCCTCCTGCGCTTTGCTCCTTGAGCTTTCAAGGTTGTCCACCCTTCAACGATATACCACCTGTCATAGTCGTCAGCCCCGCAGGAACACGATAATTCCATCACAACTCCCTCCATTCAACAATTTCGACCTCTTCCCACCATGCTCCTCGGCTTATAAATTTCGGATACGTAAGAGTGAGCCATTTACCAGTGCAGTTGTCAAAAATAACAGGGTATTTCTCCCCATCAATATCTCTGCCGATCACAAACCGAGAAAACCCAAAGGTAAGTGATTCGGGTGGATCGTCTCCGTTATCAGTGAATTTTCTCCAGGGGTTTTTTTCTTTCTCTGGAAACCCATAAAAGGTATGCTCAGAGACAAACTTAACATCTCCGCACTCAGTCATGACCTCCCATACTCCTGGAGCATTACCTTTCCTTACCAGTTCAATTGGCCCGATCAGGTTTGTCGAGAATCCTTTCATTCCAGGCTCGATAACCGCCTCTCCTCTATTGTCCATGATTTCCCCTCAATATAATTAGTTCGGTGGGCTTATCCTGCCCCGAAACAATCACCCTGCACTGTCCATCACCCTTCCCTGCAAGAAAGCCTCCACGCTCAAGCACCTCCTCCGCAGCCTGTCGAGCCAGAACAGGAGAGTTGTTAGTGGACGACAGGTGGATCAATACAACAACCTCAAGGCCGTCCCACATAAGCTGCTCAACAACGTCAGCCATTGCCGAATTGGAAAGGTGTGTGTCCACTGATCGTTCAAGAACGCATCCAGGAGTACTCCCTTCCTGCAAGTTCCGATTCAGCAACAATTCGTCCCAGTTCGCTTCAATCACAATCGCATGAGGCTTTTCCATGTACTTCAGCGAAACATCAGGTACTTCTGCTGTATCAGTTATATGCACAATCTTGATGCCGTCATTGCTCTCAATCACAAACCCATCGCATGGTATGTCATGAACCATTGGCACTATATTTATTTTGCAGTAGCAACCTGTGAATTCAATCTCGGTCGTGCCGTCCTCAACAGGCTGGTATCGAGGCCCGTTGCCGCGATGGCCCAGCTTGCCATATTGGTAGCGCCCAGCCTTGTTCTTCGGCAGATGATCACCATGTCCATGAGTGATAAGAACAGAGTGGACCTGACCAATACTCCTATTCACCCCGGACAGCCCAGCATCAATCTTCTTATCAGAGATGCCAGAGTCAATAAGAAAACAGTTTCCGTCACCTGCTGGGTCATGGACAGAGCAATTTCCTTTTGAACCGGATGCTAGAACGCTGAATTTGTATGGCTTCTTCTGTGGCATGTTAACTACCCCCTTACTTGCAGCCGAGAACAAACATCCCGGTATTTGATTTCTGGAAAATAGAGTGCTTCGTTGCGCCGACCTCGGTCACGTCTTGATCTGTATTTTTTGTCAGCCATGTCGAGACAAGATGCCTATGGCAGCATGCCTCCGGTCGTTCATAGCATAGCATTACAGCATCGCTACCGAGGTCGGAAAGAACTTTCGCAGGGTCTAAGAAAGCAAGTATCTCCTGATTATATCTTGCAGCGTAAATTATCCAATCACCTTCATCTTGACAGGAGTCTTTCCATTGCTTAAATATAGAATACGACGGTGCCAACTGCTTGTATTGCCGACCAGCAAACCACTTAGGGGCTTTAGCTGCTATAGATACGCCGTGAAAAACTTGGCCTTTTACCGGCTTGTACTTTGCAAAATATGATGTTTGCATACCACCCTCGCCACCCCGGCCCCAGAAGAGCCGGGATATATTGTTTGTCGTTGTTTTCAGTTCGCCGAAATTATCCGAGAGGGTTCTCGGACTTCCATTTAGCCACGGCCTCAGAATCAACGCGGGCTTCGCAAAACTTATCTTGGCAGGAATAAGAGAGACGAGCAAGTGCCTCCTCAATATTTTTTGTGTCAGTCATTATATCCTCAATGTCCTGCTCGGTAAGCACCAGTTCCGGATCGTCAACCATCATGGAATTCTCAATCATCTTGTAAACAGGAGTCACATGGTTAAAGGCAGCTTGGTAGCTTGACCCGGAATCACGGACATCCTCAACGGATGAAATATCAAAGACAAACATACACTTTTTAGCTTTGCCTAATCCCTGCTTCTTACGTTTAACTACCGAGGTTTTAGTGCTTATTTTCAGCTTGTTTTCAAGTCCTCGTAACGGCTTGAGGCCGATTGATTTAATCTCTAACCAGTATGGCATGTACGTTTCGTTACCAACCTCGATTACGAGATTCTGGCGACCCTCCTGGCAGCGCGGAGGCTCGTTTCCATTCCAATTCCCGTACTCGCATGGCTTTGTTTTGACATTTTTACCGTCAATTTTCTTCCAGACTCCAAGGCACGGGTTCTCTCCAGCATCAGGCCCGCATAGTGGATCTTCGCAGGAAGGATTGATCCCGTCATTGGAGCAGCAGAGGAGCGGGTTATCCTTGCTGAACTTGACAGGGTAACACTTGCATGTATCATGCTGTCGAATCAGCGCAACGGTGAGCGAAGAATATTCTTCTTCAGCTTGGTCGCAAACAAGAAGCCCGGCTTGCTTGCCCTTTTGCCCTATAGAGAGGTACAGCGGCTCGACCTCTGAATCATCCTCGTCCTCTTCCATCCATGCGTCAAAATCGTCCTGCTCAGCCGGGAGACTCCCCTGTCCCTGCGCAACCAATTCCCCGCCCTCAGCAGCATCCCCAGGGGTAAAATCCTCGGTCATCATTTCCTGGCTGGCAACTTCCGCTGCAACATCAATATCACTTTCTTCTTTCTTCGTGAACGTACCCATTCTATTCTCCGTTTTGAATTAATTATTACTTATATATCTATCACTTATCTACATCAAAAACTCATTCAGCAACAAACCGAACATGAGGAATCTCATCTGCAAGGATAGCCTTGACAACAGCCTCGTGGTCCTCGCAACCACTGATAGCGGCAGTCATCTCCTCAACCTTCAAGGAATAACTTTTCCTGTCCGCTTCTTTCTCTGCTGCGGCCTTCTCTGCTGCAGCCTTCTCTGCTGCAAGCCTGCCCTCTTCGGCCTTTTCTGCGGCGGCTTCGTTGGCTGCTATCTTCTTATCGGTGGCGACTATGAATGCGCCAACGTCACTACTAGGGGAGCACTTAGCCTTGTCAGCATTGATAAGAAAACCGCCCTTTGTGTACGCCTTGCCGTCAAAAGTAAACCCGGCATCGTGCAACAATTCTTGATTGGCTTTCTCCAGGGCAGCAGCAGCCTCAGCCTTTTCACGGTCTGCTTGCTCTTTCTTTTCGGCAGCTTCCTTGGCTACACGGTCAGCTTCTTCCTTTACTGCGGCTGCGGCGGCTTCCTCTTTTTCATAGGCACCTTCGAGCAGGCTGTGCATTTTGTTAATGATGCCTGTAATAGCAGGAATGTCGATGTATTTATTATCACCGAACGCCACTGCTACTCGATCAGCAGAGTTGATAGCCTCGCTGATTACAGCACTATCCGCCTCAACACATTTGGAGAATAATTCACTCACCTTAGCCAGATGAGCAGCAGCAGCATCCTTCAATCCCTGCTCAACTTTACCTGCCCGTAACTCTTCCAGCTCAGCCTGCTCCGCCGCGTACTTTTTGGCAGACTCCTTTGCCTCCAGAGCAGCAGCTTCTTCAGCCTTTAGCTTGTCGCCGTACATGGTAGCCAGGGCCTGCGTTGTCTGATCGTGAGCATCGGCGTACCGGTCAGCTTGATCCGGGTGGGGCGTGAACCTTTCGATCAATAGTTCTTCGGCTACAGCTTTAATCTGGGACGCGTCGTAACTGGTTACTCTCCCCGGAAGAGAGGCTATATTGAGTATCTCGTCAGCAGTATTCTCTCTCCAGAGATTGTCCTTCGCAGCCGCTTCACGTTCTCTCTTTTCGGCTTCGATTTTGAAATTTTTGGTACGAGTCATGACAGCTGATCGGATCTCTATCAGCTCGCCAAGGGTATCCGAAAGCAGCCCCTGGAACGCCTTGTTGATCTTATTAACAGGATCTTTCAGCTCTTTGCGCTTGTTGTCCGCTGCCGAGAACATCTTTGATACTGTCAACTGATACGCCCGATATTCTTCCCCGGTTTCCCCTTCAAATAAGTCTTCTTTAAGGAGAAGCTCTTTGCCGCGCTTTATCTCCTCGGCAATAAGCTCCTGAGAGAGCAACTTACCCTTATGCTCTCCCCCGGCTATTGTCAGCCCATTGAAAACCTGCTGGACAAAAGCCCTCTTGTCGATGACCAGATTCATGTTACCGGTTTTGGTGTCCAGCTCTGTCTTTAGCGGAGTTCCGTTGTCTTCGCATCTTTCAACAACCCCGAATCCTGTGATCCTTGGAAGGGCTATCCCTGTATCAGGCCGCTCAATAACAGACAAACCCATCTCTTGTTTCAATCCTTCAACGATATCGGCATCGACCTCATCCATCCCTTCGCCATTCATTTTATCTTTCGTATCCACAATCACCCTCATGTTTGGTTGTTAAGTAATTCTCTGGCTTTTTTCGCCGCTACAGCGACAGAAGCCTTTCCGTAAGCTGTCGGGGTGTCTCCCTCACGCCCGCAAAGCCTCACGGCCTTGTCAATATCTTCGATGTCTTTCCTTGGGACCGTTATGGTTATTTTCATCACTTCCGGTCCCTCCTTTTTCTTCACCTTCGGGAGGTGGTTCTTCAGCTCATATTCCATTATCATCCTATTCGCCCTCCTACGGCCACTCGCCGGTTTCTATCCATTCCCTCAAACACTCAATTCCATCGTCGCTATAGATAGCATTCTCCAACACGTCCTCAAGCTCCATAATCACATCACCCAGTATCCAATTTAATCGCTCAAGAGCTTTAACTTTCTCTTCAAGCCTCATAACCTTGGCCCGGAAATCCCTAATCCGCCTCACGTTGTACGCAGCCTTCTTTTTCTTGTTTGCCATACGCTCATCCTTTACTTTTCACGTTAATTGTGTTACTTGCTTCGGCACCAGACCAGGAAGCGTTTCCGATCAGGATGTGTTCTTGATCTGATAAAAACAATATAACCCGAATCGCCATTAGGGTCAACATCTAAATCGCCATTTAGATGCCATTATAATGCCATCGTGAGTTATAACAATAATATAACTCAAAATAAAAAGGAAAGAAAATGCAATCAAACAATGAGGCTCTCAGCAAAGGAAACCTTATCCAGCTCAATTCACAAAAAGATGCTAATGAACTGCGGGCCAAGCTGGTGAAAGAGCAAGGCGGGGTTTGCCCCGTGTCCGGATGGGAGATCACCGCCAGCACCTCCCATCTTGACCATGACCACCAGACAGGGCTGTGCCGGGCCGCCCTTCACCCGGCAGTAAATCGCTCCCTGTCTCAGGATTCCATGCGCAGGTTCGGGGTTCCGTATAAGGATCAGCCGAGAATCCTCCGGGCAATGGCTGATTACATAGAGAGCAATATCCATACTAATTACCTGCACCATTCCACGAAACCAAAAGATTTGATTATCAAGAAATCGAACTATGAGGCATTGGGGTATCTCATTATGGAAAACGAAGGGAAGCTGCCTCCTTGGTGGGGATATGCGCAGAAGAAGCCTACCAAGAGAAGGAGGATTCCAGCTCCGGGGCAGAAGCTGACTAAGCGGCTGTCCGCCTTATATAAAAAATATAACTTTGAGCCTGCATATTATTCCGTGGCTAAAAAATAATGAACATGGATGCAAAATATCCCTTGACGCTCCTGTATAATTTGGTTATATTCCTCTCATGAGTTACGGAATTATAAACGTCAACAAGAAAAAGGAGAAAACTGGCTGGGTTTACTGACCAGTACGAAGACAGTCATGGTTGATTACACAGACGAGCAAGAAAGATGGGTTTCCGAATATAAGCATAGATTAGGTATTGATCCAGTGATGGATACGTTTGAATCTGGTGAATGTACATTTTCTGATGCGGTGAAGATGAATTGCGACATGGTGCGTGATGATGTCAATTATCTTGACCAGCTTGGATGCTCAAGTGAATGCGAAAACAAGCGCCGAGAAGACGGCAAATAGAAACAAAAAGCGGCAATACCGCAGAGGCGGGAGCGAACAGTGATTACCTCTTTATTCAAGGATTCGCTTAAATTTACGTGGTTCTACAAGCGCCTGTGCTGGCACACAGGCGCTTGTAGAAGATGGTAAATGTTGTCGCTTTTTTATTAGAATTGTAGCCGAACGATCATGAAGTTAATAATAATCAATGGAGAATATTTAATGGTGAAGACAGCGATCATCCTTTGGACAACAGAAGGAGTCGAGTACTATATCGCCGAAGGCAACCATTCGAGGCTCGCTGGCGTGTGCATCAACGGAAGCGGGAGCGAACAGCTAGGGGATGAATTGATGGTCATCCTGAACGAAAAACTTAGCATCAATGAGGTGCGGGATGCCTTGCTGCTACCGAAAACGGTGCTGATTGAATGCGGGTATAACTTCTAATTGATACCAAGAGGAAACACAATGAATTACGATCCAGACCCTAACATCGAAGCGGCAAAGGCGGCGGCGAAAGAAAGGAAGAAGCTTTTGCCAGCAGCAGGTGTCCCTCCAGTGACAAAAGACCAAGCGTCCGCCAAGCCTTCACTTCTAGAAGGCATATCCGTGACCGACACCCTCACGGAGAGGGGGGTGAGATATGGTAAGTTCTCAGAGCACGCAGATATAACACAGGCGCTGAAAGATGTAATGCGTGATACTTCAAACTGGAAGCGACTTGCCCCTTATCAAAAGGAAGCGCTAGAGATGAATGCTCACAAAATCGGAAGGATCCTTAACGGAGACCCAGATCACGACGATTCATGGATTGATATTGCAGGGTATGCGCAGCTTGTTGCCGACAAATTGAGAGGCGTGGAGCGATGAAAATAATTACAGCATCAGCAACAATTATCGAAGATGAATTAGCAAAGCTCACCCTGCCAGAAAGGATAGAGCGGTGCGGGCGGATCTGCTATAAATCGGAAGACAAGATTAAGCCAGGCTCAGCCGAGCCGTTTTGCGAGAAAGTGATAACACGCGGGCATAATTCTGTTCTTGAAATGTCCACAGTGAGCATGCTGGTAAAAGGCGACCAGGAAACAATGTCCAGCTTTTTGGGATTATTCCTGCTTGCAGAGCCTGTCAAGTTTCTCAAGGTGTCAATATTAAGCGAAGACGCTTTATTGATAACTGGTAGTGTGAGGACATTCAGAGACCTATATCATGATAAGCAGGCATTTGAATTATCTGCAATTGCCAGGGGGTTATACCGGAAGATAAACTTCATGGACGGGCATCCGATATTCCGCAAGCGTAGCCAACCGTTGAAGACCTGGGTTAACCTCGAAGCTATCGCCATTTTGGACGAAAGCGACTGGGAGTCAATGCTGGCTTCAGACCCGCTGATGTATTCGAAGCACAAGTACGTAGCTGCGAAGTTCGTTGTGAACCGGGCTGTTTCTCATGAGCTTGTCAGGCATCGCGACTGCTCTTTCCTGCAAGAGTCGCAGCGGTATGTGAAGACAAATGATATGGAATTCATTAGGCCAGTTTTTTTTGGAGATGAATCCCGATACCGTCTTGAGTGGGAAAGGTCTATGAGCTCCGCAGCTAGTGATTACTCGGACAATATTCTTCGCGGGCAATGTCCGCAAGAAGCACGGCTGGTGCTGCCGAATTCCACAAAGACAGAGCTAATTGCCTACACAAACCTTGACAACTGGAGGCACATCTTCGGCCAGCGAGACTCGAAAGCTGCTGATCCGTCTATGCGGGAGGTCATGGCTCCGCTGCATGAGGAGTTTCGGAAGAGATGGCCGGATGTTTTCGGGGAAAGTAAGGAAGGCAAACAGGAAGGGAGCCATGAATAGAAAGGAATTAGCCACCGCCATAAGCGTAGCCATGAATAGAAAGGAATTAGCCACCGCCACAAGCGTAGATATGGATGGAGGTGCGTGGGGGAGAGAACTAGAGGTGAAGTATATCGAAAGAGTGCTTGCCTCTATGGCGAATGTTATCGCGAGCACAATGAGGAACAAAGAGAAAGTAACCATAGATAACCTGTGCTCATTTCATCCTTTCACCGGCAAGACAAGGGTTATAAATACTCTTTACGGGAAAAGGGTCATCCCTGAGAGAGAGAGGGTACGGGTTGACTGGAGTAGAAATTTCATGGATAACATAAAGGAGCTATCATGAGCAACTGGTTTAAAAGATTTTCAAATTGGATTGGGCTGTCTGGTGGGGCCGAGGAAGAGCAAACATATCAGTGCCATGATGAATGGAGCTTGATTATAAAGACTATCGGAGACATGGACAGGAAGCCAAGCCCAGCTGAAATCGAAGAAGCATACTCCAGATCCTTCACTTTCCGTCAAGGGCGATGGCACGTTGGCAATCATCAACTCTGGGAATGGTTCAGTATAGGCGACGCTGAGATTGCATCCATGTCCCTTCCTGAACCAGCGAAGATAATCATTAGCATGACAGATGATGAAGAGAGATTCGACGGAACGTTAGTCGTGAATTGCGGGGCATACGGAAGATTGGCACTAAATAAGGGGGTGCCTTTTGAGCGCAGGCATGAAACAGCGAATAACTTCATTGAGCAGTTAAAAATCGAGTATGGCAAGAACATTAATATCGTCATGGCTGCCAGCGATTCACGATTATCCGGCGGAGATATCTAATGAAACAGGTACCAATTAAGCTGATGGCCGCCACAGCCATCCTCCTGCTCTCTGGATGCTCACTGAACAGCAATCAAGCCCTCCCGTCTCCGGCTCAAATTCAATACTCACATCAGCTAAGGGTGTGGAGCGATCAGCAAGACCAACGCAGGGCCGCCCAGTACGCCGAGAAGAAAGACCAAGATTACTACCGATCCCTTGACAGGGAGATACAGCTGGAAATTATTCGCCAGGAAGAGGAGACAAAGAGGGTAGCTATTAGGAAAAGCAGCCCGGCAGCCAAGCCGGTGCAGCAAGCAGGCAAGGAAGATCAATCCAAGCTGAGGGAGAAGTGTTTCAACGGATTCAACTGCCAATCAGGGGACTGCGAGTACCCACCAGATGACCTGTGTCGATCCCTGTTCGTTACAGGTGCCAGCGATGGCGAGACACAACCGGAGTCCAATATGGGTGTCACCCTGAACTTTACAGGGTCCACGGTGGAGAACTTCTTCTTTAACTCTGCTGGCTCAACCGGCTCAGACAGATCTCACCGGTCACGGACCCGAATGCCAAGGACAAATATCAATCGGGAGGCCACTTACTCTCCCCCAGCTCCGCCAAAAAGCGCACATGAAGTATGGGGCGGGGTTATTTCTGGGGCATGGAAAGATACTTTAGGGTTTGGACAGGCCGTTGCTCCCTGGTTCTTCGGGGCTGATGTCCTGAAGACAGCGTTTACTGCTCCAAACAGTTATGTATCGGTCGGTGACGATCTCACCTCTGGAGGGGAAAATAACACATCAAGAGGGGATTATGTTTCTAAACCAGTTGTTCTCGTACCGGAGGTAGAATGATGCTTGCCTTTATGAACAAGCATGCATGGGTGATAGTGTTCTGCGTCGCAGCGTGGTGGCTCTCGTGGACGCATGTTGGATATGTCGGAAATCGTCTTCACGAAACGGCGGCGGCCAAGGTAGAATCTTCTGTTGAGTGGCAATCAAAGCTCATAAGGCTCAGTCAAAGTCAACAGGAGATCAACGATGAAGAGCTCATCGTCACAGCCCTAACCCTCTTTGGTTCAGCGACACGCCCAGGAGAGGCTTACCTAGACAACAATATTGAGGCTCAACTGGCGGTGACCGACTCGGCCAGGAACAGGGCGAAGGTATGCGGAACCACCATGCGGGACGAGTTCCTGAAGTGGGGGTATAGCAAGAAGGAGAATAAATACAAGGCCATGTACTCTGTATGGGAAGACGGAGGGCCGAAAATAGGATTCTCTGACATCAAGAGATTCTCAAAAGCTCTGGCTCAGGCGAGAAAGGTTATCCTCTTAAGCAGGACTACTTCTCCCGACAAGAGGATCACCCATTACCACCAAACAGGAATGAAGTCACTTCCTGCATGGTCAAATGTGTTTGCCCCGATCAAGAAGATTGGCGGGAATTCTTTCTATCAGGAGGCTTCGGAGTCAGGATCATACTGCAATGCGTTTGTCCCGAAGCTCATCCCTATACCGGTGAAGATCAAGCCGCGCGGGAGAAAAGAGAAAGCTGTGGTGGCGGACAGGGATAGTGATAAGGTTAATACAGTAGCGGCACGTGTCGAAAAGATAAGGCGCATGTTGAGGAAAAAATAAAAGCAAAAGGAGATTAAAATCATGTTTGAATTTCTAAGAAGCCATAAATGGCTAGGAAAGAGATCAGTTCCTTGCCATACAAGGACACTGACAGAGCAAGACTTGCAGCAGCACCTTGTTGACAACTTCAGCAACTCAGGAGTACCGGACCGGAGAAAAGCAAAAGAAATCCTTGACTGTGTAGAGAATTACTTTATCTCTGCAAGGAGGCAAGGCTTCAACGCTGTCTGGTACGGGTGGTTTACGCAGTTGTGTATGCGGTCACCGGCTGGTAGACAGACAACGAAGATCAGGTGGCATAAGCCATCCGGAACAATGATGAGAGAGATCAGCAGGAGGAAGCAACGTGATTAAATCGAGACAAAAAAGGTCACCGTGGTGGCTATTACTACTTGCGTTCCTTGCTATCATGTCAACGGGCATAGATTGCGACGCAGGAACGCTCGGTAAACCGGTTAAGCATCTAAACGGGCGTGGTGTGTTACGGGCCGCTGTTGCGGTCGCGCTTTGCAAGTCGGAGGCTGAAGTCCCAGTCAATGTCAGGGTGGAACTGGTTGAGGTCAAGGGCAGAATGACCTACAGGACGGTGAAACAGGTTGATCCGGTTAAAAAAACTGAAGAGATTAAGAAATGATAAAAAAGGCCGAGAAAGAAGGAAAATTCACTACTGTGCCGGAGAGAAAAAAAGAAATGGGATACCGGATTAACGGCTCGATGTGCGGCAATTGTGAGCAATTTACCTACACCGAAGAGGTTAACGTGTATAAGTGTATAGTCTGGAAAAACAAGAGGTGCCCTCTCGGTGGATTTGCAACAACCGTGTCAAAATGATGCAAGCATCATGGGTGGAAAATAAACGATCTTGCGCAATGAACTGATAGGCGATTATTACATTTCGTAAAAAAAGCCGCCCCCCCCCCCATAAGGAGCGGCTTTTTTTGTGTCTTTGCGTAGGTTATCATTCTTCGATCTTCAGGCCGTTCTTCAGCATCTTTTTAATGCCGTCCTTCATATCCTGCTGCTGCTGGGTAAGTGTTTCCGCAGTGTTCAGCCGACCTATAACCTTGCGCAGATGCACAGCAGCCTGCCCGGACACTACCTCGTTGCAACCGATAGGATCAATGTTCCACCGGACACCATCCGAGGAGGATAGCCATTTTACCGTTTTAGGGGTGCATGACAGGCTTCCGTTTATCATGCACAGGCGAACAACATCTGCCATGATAGGGGAAAGAACGGCCCAGGGGTTGACGAGCAGGTTAGGCACATTCACTCGTGCAATATACCCCATGTGCGGAATTCGCCCGGAGTCAGAGTCGTGAGTGTAAACTCGGTCGTTGTAGAGTTTTGCGTTGGCTCTTTTTTTCCGGCCAAGATAACCAATAACCGATGCACCAAGAAACGAACCGTAAACAGCAGCCCTTACGTAGTTTTTCACCTCGTTCTCTGGCATGTACTCCACACCGGCAACCAGCGCGGACAGCAGGCTCCAATTGCATACCCCCATAATTGCAGGGGCGATCTTCATCACATCTTCTTTGTCAATCATTTTCATCATACCTATTTAAATTTTTCTTGAGCATCAGCGATCCTTTTTGCCTGCTCGGTGTTTCGTTCGGTCGCTTTCGACTTGATATAGGCGGCTACAGCGGTTCCAATTACTCCGGTCAACACAGAAATAAATGAAAGAAACATCGTCTTCATACTCAGTATCTCGGAAGTATTCGCATTCGACGAAATTTCTACAACCACAACCCTGTCTTTAATATCCAAAACGCTTTCACGTAGCTTATCGTTTTTTTCCTGTTCCTTCTCAAACGATTTACCTATTAAAGATATCTCTTGTTGTCCTAGCGCGACATTTTCAGAAATCTTATGAACACTGTCAACCAACGTGTCCATTTTGTCCTCTATCCTGTCGAGACCGGTAGGCGGGAACGGGTCTTCCATATCGCCGGAATGAGCAGACAGGGGCCACGTACAAATGAACAGGGCCGCAATAATCACTCGAAAAAGACTCATGCTACACGTCCGCTATCCAATCAGCAGGGATCAATGCCATGAGCATCGGGTGATTGTAAAAAGCCTCTATCGGGTGCCCGGCAAGATGGAACATGCCGTCCGTTTTTTCCGAGAAACTAAATACCTCAACCTCTCTAGGCGGTTTTCCCTGGCTTATAAACTCCTCCATTTCTTCGTATGTGTAATATGCCCCTACCTGTACCTCCCATTTGCAGTATTTAACAATCTGCATCATAAAATCTTTTTCCATGTCGTACGGCTCAACTGCATCGGTGCCGTCAGTATACAGTTTATTCCCGGTCTGCTCGTTAATTACATGTTCAAGCGGGTAGTCCTTTTTTGGAATAACCGACAATATTGTCCGGTACAGAGATGCTGTGGCTGCTTCCGGCCAATCCTTCAGCCTCCCGCTTGCTTGATTCCAACCCATAATAATATACCTTTTAGTCAAAGGACCACCAACTCCCGCTGGCAGTGTCGTATTTGTAATATCCGTTCGACTGCGAACCAATAGAAACATTGCTCGCGGCCCCATTTATCAATTTTCCATTGCGGGCAAGCGTGACCGCGAAAGCCCCTATATTTTCCGGGTGAAACTCCTGACCGTCTTCCGGGGAGGCTGGCAGCGTAACCACGCCACCAGCAGCGGCAAAATTTAATAGCAGGAAGGCCCGTGTCGCTACCGTAAGTGTTGTGTCAGTAGTGATCGTCAGGGCAGGTCGGGCGATGGCTCCGTCGTGGAAATAGCGTCCGTCCGCCCGGAGTGACTGGAGCAGTTTTCCGGCGCTGTCTTCTTTTTTTGCAATGAATGTAGAAGAATCGGCGGTTGCGGCTTTGGCGTGGATTCTGGCTGTTGGGGCACTGCCGCTACCGACAGACAAGTTGGACCCAATAACTGCGTTTTTAACTACACTTAAACCGCCATCCGTTTGCAAGCTTCCATCTGTTGCGGTTGTGGCTTCAGTAGTATTATCTGTATTTACTTTTCCGCCGAATGTTGCGCCCCCATTTCTATCTAATAAAATATTATTATTAATATTTAGTGATCCATAAATCCAACTATATGGTAGGTAAGAACTTACATAAGGGAGAGGTGTTGTAACTTGTCTAGTAGACACAAAGTTGATAGCTGCTAGGGCACACAACCCAGTTGAGGACGCATCAACCTCTACCTCTATTTTTCCCATGTAAACATTACCGGGGGAACGGAACTTTAAAACTCTGTACGAAGAATTAATAGATACATCCTCAACCGAAGTCAATTCATACCTAAATGGAGTACCATTATAATTAACAGTTGTGTATGCTCTTACATCATCATATGCAATGTGTGTATGATAAAAACTTACAAGTACATACCCTTCGGCATAAAGAACACCATATCCTGAGTTATAGCCTGCGCCTGTTCTTAAATCAATTTCGATTGATCCTGTAGTTCCGGCTGTCACCAGGCAAGTATAATTTGTATCAAAACTACCATCGAATAACGACGGTACATTTGCAACGTTAGCAGAGGTTACAGTAAATCTGTCAGTAGCCCTAAAGAGCCAGTCCATTAATTCATTAATTCTATTATACGGTTGTCCAAATGCTGAAGATGTCGTTGCCCAGTCACTTTGCCCTACTCGGGCATAGCCTAACGTGAAAGCTATCAGCCTGCCTACAGCATCACCAACCGACAGCACGTAATCGTGATCAACCGTTGCGGTACTGGCAGCGTCGTAAATATATGCCTTTCCGGTCTCCTTCACAGCACAATGCTCAGGCTCGGTGTAGGTTGCCGCCTCAGCCGCAGCAATGGTTGCAAAGTCCCTGCCTGAGCTTCCAAGCAGGGAACGGGCAGCAGCCGGATCAAGCAGCTCCCCTGGGCCGGAGTCTGTGGAGCTCCGGCCCAGGAAGCCTTTGCCAGGAAGTTTCCCGTGCAGCAGGTTATATATCCAGTTCGCCATTATGATCAGCCTGAAATTTCAACTTCAAATACGTCGCCAACATCCAAGGCAACAGGGGTTTGGAGCGAAGTTGCCGACCCCCACATGGCGGTTGTTTTTGTCAATTGAGCACCGTAGATCCTGACCCTGGTTGTATTGGTTGCAACAAACGTTGCAGCGTCAACGCCGATACTTGATATTGTATCGCCAGATGGAGTAGACACCCCGGCAACACTGCCAGCCCCTGTTGATAAAGTAATCACCTCATCGGCTGCAAAAGCGGTGGTGACTACAAATTTGCGAACCGAAAGGGAAGCTGCGGAGATAATATCGGAAATAGGGGTCATCCCAGCTTTTCGGTAACTTGCCCAGTTCATCCGCTTGTACAACTTTGGCAGAGCGATTTCCACCGTTGCTGTGACAGAGGTGAGGGTTACCGTTCCGTCAGCAGCAATGATGACAAATGAAACCTGCAAGTTTTCTGATGCCGCCGCGCCTACAGCGTCTCCGTCCGTAACCGTGCTTGCAGCCTGGAGCAGTCCAAGAACCTTCCGTCCAGAAGAATCAAGGATAGGATGATGACTGGCAGCGTCTCTGACTTCTACTAAGTTCGTGACATGCCCGTCACTGTCTGCAATGGTTGTTGTTGCCGCCGTGCCGACAGCCCCGGCAAGTGCAGCCGCATTCCATCCGCCGTTTTCGGTGGACGTTGTTCCAAGGGCGATAGTTCCGGAAAAATTTGTCGCATCAATCAAGATATGTTGCGCAGCTGCTGTTAAATCAGCCTCGTTCCAGGGCATAAGATAAACATCACGCCCTTGGAACCACTCCAATACCGTATCGTACCCAGCACTCAGTGATGCAGGAAATCCGATATGTCGAACATTGTGTAACCAACCCATTTGTCTCTCTCCTTATGAAAGAATTTCAAGATAATCGCCGATGTCCATCGACAGATAAAGGATGAATGAATATTCAGTCACCCATACTGCATGTTCTTCTTTTAATAATTTTCCGCCGCGAAGGTAAATTTGAACAGCCTCGTTGCTCAAATAATCCAGTGCCGAAGCTCCTAAGTTCCCAGCTTCACCTGAAAATATATAATGCGCACCGCCGGAGTTGACAAAAAACACAGTACCTGACGGTGATTGCTGCGTGATACTGAGCAGTGTTGTCCTTGACGCTCCGCCAACCCCAGGGGCACCTTGCTCACCAGCAGGACCAGCCCTGCCAATCTCGGCAATAGCAACGTCTATATCTCCAATAGATACATCCATCAGACACCACCAATTACATAGAACGGGCAAAGAGCGATCTCTTCGTTATCAGAATTGGACAACTTCGCCACGTACCAGTTCCCGGCAGTTAGCTTGTTCAGCTCAGACAACGGAAATGTCCCTCCAAAATATTCCTCCGATGTCCCAGGATAAATAACAGGAAAGTCGTGGGTAGCAATTACCGAAGTATTAAAATCCAAATCGTCAGCAAATTCAACTCTGAGATATGTCCATGTCTGCGGGGCTACAACCCTGTTTGTAGGGGATGTCCAGAACCTCCATGTCATTGGAACAGTTTTGTTCTGTGTCATAGAATAACCTGACCCTCCGATTGCAAAATACGGAGTCTCCGGGTTCCCCTGAAGGAGTGCGGTTCTCTGCTGCGCCTCCATAAATAGCGCAGGAGCGGCGGTGATGTCGGGGGAAATGCAGAAATATGACATTATTATCTCATTGAGTTATTATATAATAAAAATTATAACATTTTTGTAATAAATTACCAATCATATTTTATCAAGAAAGTTCCTGGTCATTTCTGATCGGCGATCCTTTAACAAGTCAATCCTGGCGTGAACTTTCTTGCTCGGCTCCAGTGATTCAAGTTTGTTGATTAGCCGCTTATTCCTGTTCAACCGGCCCTGGAACTTCTCTATCCGGCGACTCAGAATAAAATCATCTCTGTTTTCAGCAATGAATTCCTTTTTATTCTGTGCCTTCTCCAGGCGGTCATTGAATTTATTGATCCGCTGTTTCTCTTTGTCATATCGAATATCCCAGATATCATGCTTCTTTTCTGCTCCTTGACCGAGCCGCCAATAGGCAAGCTTACCAACCAATGGTACAGAATCGAGCGACTTAAAACCACTGTCATCGCCGAAGGAATATATATCCTTTGTCAGGGCATCAAGTAGCTTAAATGGGGGCAATATCTGTTTAGCAGCAGCGGAACCAACCCCCTCGCGGCGGGCCTGCCAAGTGACGAATCTTGAAATGCCACCGAGACGAAGGATATTATCCACAACTCTGTCTTGCAGGGTTGATTCCCTTCCAAGAAGAAAGTCTTTCAGCTCGTCAGCAGATGCGTTTGCCAAGACAAGGAACATTCCCAGACGTGTCATATTTTTAAGAGCGTCAATACGCTCCTGCTTGGAATCGCTCTTTAGCCCGGTGACTATCTCCCTGCGGTAGATGTCGAACTGCTTGATTGTATAGGATTTTAGCGAGTAGAAAAGCCTGCCATTCCCAGCAGTGAGGTATTTTTCTGGCATCTCTGATTTTGTAACAGGCTGGAAGTCAAGCAACCGGTCGATTACAAGAAGACGCACATTGTCGGTCACATCATCATTCAACAGGTCTTGCACAACAGAATCAGTTTCATACAGAAACATCGGCTTTATTTTCGCTTTCAACTTGGCAGGGTCAACAATGGCCTCCTTTTTGAACTGCTCAAACGCTGAATTCAGGAAAGTATCACGGGCTATACGGTTCATATAGCTTAGGCCGGTCAATTTAAAGATCTTGTTTACCGCAGCTCCGATTTTGCCCGCATCTGTAAATTCTTCGGCGATATCGTCAAGACCAAGCTCCTTGGCTGATATACGCTGCTTGCCAGTTATCGCCTTCCTTAATGCCCGGCCTGTCTCGAAAAGCCCGGCGTTGTACATGGGCGAGGCAAAGTCACCAACCTGCGTAATGGCTGAAGCGACTGACCCCATTGTGTTCATCAGAGAAACGTTCTTGTAAGCTCGTATTGCACCAGAAGTCCCTCGCTCGTGAAACCGCGCCATCAGTGTGTCCCTAATCTCTTTCTGCCCTTCAGGGGCAAGCCCCTGCGCTTCCAGCTCTGCAACAAGCATTCCGATTGGCTGCGTGAAGTCTCCCTGCTCATTCCTTGCAAGGATTTGCCTCAGCTCGGCAGCAGCATCCTCCAGCTCGATCTTGTCCTCGGCGGAGATACCCTTACCGGTGAGTTTCTCCTCTGCCTTGTCTAGTCGTTTTCGCACCGCAGCCATCTTCTCGCCGGTTCTCCCAAAGAATTTTCTATAGGCAGCGGTTTCAACAACCGATCTGATGTGGGCGATCATGGCAGCGTCAGGGTCAAAATAGTATTGTACAAGCTCTTCAGGGATCGACTCAAAAACCCTTTCCTTTGATGAACCTGGGCCGCTCATCCCGTAACTCCGCCCAAGAACAACAGACGAGGCTACCTTAGCCCTGTCCTCGTCTGTAAGGGCGGACACCTTTATCCCCATCTGCTTCGCCTTGGCCCTCAGCGCGTCAGAAAATACAGGGCGCATATCTCCTCGCTCCATGTGGCGCAGCAAGCCCTGTGTGTCCTTGACAACCCTCGGCCAATACTCCTCAACCTTCCCTACGTCGAATCCGGCATCGGTTAGCAATTGCCACATCCTCTCGATAACTTTCCTGGCAGCTTTATATTCAGATTCGAGATTGTATTTTTTAACCAGATAATCTATTTTCTTTTTGTCGGAATCGTGTCTTGCAAGTCCCCAATCAGAGTAATCCCTCGGTGTCATTTTCACTTTAGCGGATTCCATCAGCGGCTCCACTGCGGCTGTATAGTCGCGGGTGTCTTGCAGAATATCAATCTCCATGCGGCGCAACGCCTTCTCTGTCTCAGGACTCCACTTTCTTAGTCTTGACGAGATAGCTCCGAGGAATTTGTCAACAGTATTCCCGGCATCACGGATCATTGCCTTTGTCTGTCTTGCTGCGTACCTAGCTGAGGTTTCGTTGCTTTTACCCTCAAACCTCCTGACATACTTCTCTTCGCTCGGCCCCGCCTTTGCCTCTTTGAGCATGGACTTTACTCGTGGACTCATTGGTTCCTGGGGATCGTAGAGCAGGTTGATGGAATCAGTATTGGCAGGCTTGTTACCTTCGGCAGCGGCAACCTTATCATCAAGGATCATATCCCCACCAAGAACAAAGTTCGCCACCGCTGCGTCTGGCATGAACGATGTGCCTGCTATTTTTTTCGCCAGCTTACGCATCATAGCTGCTAAATCAGCAAAAAACTTTTCTACTGTTCCAATAGGAGTCTCCCTGGAGGTAAGGGCTTTCGCTGTTTCATTGGCAAACCACTCATCAAAAGAGAGGAGATATTCTACCAGCGACCCCCCGGTTGGAGTCTTCTCTCCAATATCGAATGCCCCAACCTTTTTTCCGAAAATAGCCTGTCCAATTGGTAGCCTTTTACTGCGGTTCAGTTTACCGGATGAAATATCCTGTTCATTTTCCTTAACCCAGGCAGCGTGCGCCGCAAGGATTTTATCCTTTACATTGGCAGGGGCGTTATCAAAAAATTCAGTTTTTATAACATGCCCGACCTCGTGAGACAATGTTGACAAATTCTTCAGCGACGACAACGACCCGTCAGTTACAGCACCGGAAACTATTATATGTTGCCCGGCTCCGCGCCACCTGAAACCCTGTATATTTCCTGCTAATATTTTTTCATTCTTCTTGATCTCCGAGCTCAACTCTCCAGGGACAACTGACGGATTATCTATATTGTCGATCAGTTCTTGCTTGGTCAGCACTTTCACATTGACCGGTGCCTTCAAATCTGACTCAAAAACAGACAGCCATTCGCGCACTATTTTTGCAGGAGCATTGCTATTGCCTCTAACCGGATAAACATTAATTTTAGGTTTTTCACCAGAATCAGGCTGCGGATCGTGAAGCAGATCAAGTTTATCACCATTCGCTACGCCATCCCTCGCTTCCTCGGATACTCCCGCTCCTGAACCTTCAAATTCTTTCTGTTCGGGGCGGATAGACTTTTTCTTGGACTTCTCTTTTACTTGAGCTGATTCTTTTTCTTTCTTGCGCTTCTTCGCGCGTTCGCTGAGTTTATCTTTTTTCGCAGCCTCGGTAACATCCTCCTTCTTCTTTTTTTCGACAATCTTCCCATTATCAGGCTCAAGCTCTGCCAACCTCCGCTCAAGAGATCCTTTAACCATGTCGGCATAAGGGGCCAGTGCTTTGTCAACAGCAAGCATCTTAGGGGAGTCTTTTATCAACCTCCTGATTATTGCCGGAGATGTCTCAGAGTTCACGCTGGTCACAAGGTCAACCATGCGCTGGGAGACAGCATCACCTTCCGGTCCTATCTTCTTTCCGATTATAGAAATCTGTTCAAAAGGATCAACAGTCATAGTCACGCCATCTTTCAGGATAGCGTTTCCGTCATCATCAAAACCCTTGTGAACCAGTTTGTCAGGAATCCCAGCGGAATCAGTAACAACCACCTCATCGCCAGGATTTAAGCTGCCGACAGAAATGTCCTCGGTAGCTCCAAGATCGAACCCTTCGGCGGAAAGCTTATCAGCCTCTTGCCCGGCCATGATCTCAGGGTTTGTATTGTATTCTTCCTTCGCTGCTGACTTAATTTTTTCCCAAAGTTCGGTCTGTCGAAGGGTGAATCTATCCTCTTCTCCGGCTATGGCCCTTGCGATAATTTTTTCAATATTGGCCTTCCCTGCCTTCGAGATTACCTTGTCTTTTGTAACCCATGCGGGGAACGAGGAAGGCTGTCGGATAGTTGCTCCAGCGTCCGCAGAGTATGGGGCTGCGCTTGGATCTGGAGCCTGCAACCTGCGCCCAGCTTCAGCCGAGGATAGATCCCTCATCATGATAGGCAGGGCCTGGGAAACTTCCTTTTCTAATTTGCCGGTGGACGATGGAGAGGCAATGCCAGTAACGGCTTCCGGTGTCGCTATCGTCGTGTTGGCGGCAGGCGTTACGGAGGGGGCATCTGGGTTGTACCTGCTATACTCCTCTTCTTCCGTGAGAGGGATACCAGCAGCTATCTTCCCTGATATTGTATTCTCCTGATCCATCTTTCTTATCTGCTCAGGAGTTAGAGTATCGTTCCCGACTTCTACAGATTCACCAACAGAACTCAACGCCCTAGCCATAACTCCTTTCGCTGCGTCGGACCTCTCTCTGGCACCTCTAACAGCCGTGTCTTCCTGAGCGGCTTGAAATATAGGGGAGGTCATGTCAATAGCCCCTCCAGCAGCAAATGTCTCCTCTGCGGCATTGCGCCATTCCTGCGCCCTTTCTTCCCCGTACTCCTTGGCGATCCCCTCCTGCACCCTGTCTGCGGCCTGTCTGCGCATGACTGGATTGTCACTTTGGATGGCCTTGGCTATGCGATTCTTGGCCCGCTGGGAGTAAGTAGCCATGCTGCCGCCCATCATGGCCGTCATCCAGACAGATGTGGCTGCCGCATCAATAAATCCCTGAGCGATTGGACCGTCTCCAAGCCCAGCTTCCTTGTCGCCGGTGGCCTGCCCCCAGTATGTCACCATCTCTGACAGGGCTTCCACCGGCATAGACTTCAGATACGCCTTGCCGAACTGTTGAGCAAAAGCCTTCGGACCTTGAGACAACAATCCTTTCAAGGTAACCTTGGTCCCGGTAACACCAAGTCCGGACATGAGCAGCTTTGATGCCCCGAAAGTTCCGGCTGCAACAAGGTCAGAAGCTGCTTCGGGGATTGTTTCCCACAGTGCTTGGCTCAGTGCGAAGTCGTGGGCGTTTTGCTCATTCTGTTCTTTTGATAATTTAGGATCAGCAGCTTCCTTTAAAAACCTTTCCTTCTCAAGCCCATACGTTCCAGCCGCGACTGTTGTCCCGAGGCCAGCTGCCCCACCCGCGTAAGCCCCGTATATCGCTCCACCCGGCCCAGCTAATGATCCAGCCGCTGCACCGAGTGCTCCAGTAGCGAGCGGGACAAGGGACGTGGGCAAACTCTCAACCGCAGACAGAAAAGTTCTCTTTACAGCACCGTCCCCTCCTGATGCTGTGGTGTCGTCAGGCCTGAGTAGTTCACTCTCGGCCATCTCCCGGCCCTTTCTTTTCCAGAAACTGCCGGTGGTCCCCGCGCCCATAGTCTCCGCCCCGGCTCCGGTGGCTTCTATGGCCCTGCCTACGCCCCTGCCGGCAGCAGTGAGAAGATCACCGGTGAACCCTCTCTCCAGCGGTTCAGGGAGGTTCCAGTCCCTTCCAGTCAGGATTGAGTATTGTGGTTCTGGCTGCGGGTCATCCTGCTGTTGAACTGGTACAGGAGCGGACACAGGAGCGCCCGGATCAGGGATACTCTCCTGATCCGGGCGCTGGGTCGGGGCGGTTGACTCCAGAGGACGAGGTTCTTCCTCGTTCTCTAATATATCGTATTGCATTTCAATTTCCTTTGATCGCTTTCCCATAAAGACTCTTTATCGCCTCTTGCCAAGCAGGCGACAGGCTCTGCGCATCAGCAAGTTTCATGTACTCTTCTTCGGCACGGCGCAGCTGGTTGTGCATGTCGCGCGCCTGTTTGCTTTCAAATTTGTAGTCTCGAAGCAGGGTAGCGTTCTTCTTGGTAAGCTGATCAATGGTATCTTCGTGTATACCCAGAGCGGTCTCGGCGGCACTGAGTGAATTTGCAAGAATCTCGTTCTCTTTTACTTCAGCCTGAAGCCTTCTTTGCAGATTGGCGATTATCTCGCTTTCTCTCTCTGATGCCAAACAGTGGGCCTGTATTTCGCCCGACATTCGCTTCTTGGACTTGACAAGAGAAGCGTTATGATCACGCAGGATCATGTTCTCCTCTTCAACAGCGTCGGCGATTTCGCAATACTCTTCACAATCAGGGCAATTATTGGATAGCCCCAGTAATTCTTCATTGGCTGACTTCAGGGCTTCCTTCTGAGAATCGAGGCTGGCGATTTGGTAATACAGATCAGATATTGTTTCAGCGATGGTTTTTGTTTTTTCCTGAAGGGTTTCGTTTGGCTCTGGTTCATTCTCGTCCTTAGATACCTGAACAAACCAATCGCAAGCTGGCGAGGTCAAGGGGACATGTATTTGTCGATCAGAGCATAGCGTAATACCTGATCCGGCAACAGTGGTTAGATCCTCATCTTGATTGACACAGTCGGCGCAGGTCTGCTTTACGGCTTCTTTCTTTTCAACCAGTTGACAGTCCTTATCACGCTCGCAGCATCCATGCTCCCGGTAATCAGAGAAATCAATAGCATCACCCCTGTTGCCAAGAAGCCCATCAGGGGATATCGCAATGACGAACGTTCCCCGCCGAATATATTCATCAAGAGTTTTTTCAAAGAGCGATGAAAAGTCCTCCGATCCAAGGGCTGAGCCGATGCATATTGATATATCTGTACTTGCTTTAGCGTCTTCCATTTTTCAATCTCCATTGAATTATAACTCACTTTATTAGAAAAAATAGAGCGGAGGCTGTGAGTAAAAGCCACCGAGTACCCGGCTTTTCCGCTCCGTCTTCAACTTATCATGAAAACCACTCCCGGTCAATCACAATCAGTATCCTCTCTTGCTTCGATACTCAGCATCAAGCCTCCGTCTGAATTGAGCAGGGGTTTCGCCGGGGTTCATAACACCGGCCATGTCGCTTGACATAAGCTGCTCATCTGTCAATTCGTTAATCATCGCATTAACACGAATATCCTTCGGGGTCAAATTGCCGAAAGCAGCCTGATACCCTCTTGTATCGTTTTGCCTCATCCATGTGTAGAAGTCAGTTCCGGCAGCCGCTTCCCCACCGGCACTCTCGAAAGCCTTCAACGCCCCCTGTATTTGCTGAGAGGTCTCCTTTGGCGTAAGCCCTGGAGGCTTTCCTTTTGTCGGAGTATCAATTTTCATACCTTGCAAAGAGTTGAGCATCTGCGCCGCCGCAACCTTTTCAGCCGTGGTGTCCGCAGCCTCAAACTTGGCCCTGGCCGCAGAGATCTCTTTCTCTTTCGCTACTGTCCGGCCCTCCCTACGCTGTTCAGCCGCAAGTTTAGCTTCTTGCTGATCCGCCGCGAGCTGCTGCTGTTGCTCTGTTCCGGCGATCCTTCGCTCGTCCAATGCCTTGTCCTGCTCGAACTGATCTTGCTGTTGAGCTTGTCTCTGCATGGCGATAGCCGCAGCTTGGGACTGCCCCTGCTCAAACTGACCTTGCTGCTGCGCGCGCTGCGCATCGGTCTGGTCTGCGGACATATCAGCCTTGACTGCCTCAACTCTGCGGCGGTACCCTGGGATAGCTCCGACAGTCTTTGGTTCGGCAATATCTGAAACTCTTACCCTTGCTGGGGACTGAGCTTCTTCAGTCCGATCGGGGAGCCTGTACCCGCCGTAAGTCACCATCCTGGCAGCCCGCCGCTTTTCCGGTTCCTGAGCGTTTGTAGGCAATCTTGTTGAATCAGCTCTCAATGGATTCCCGGTCACAGTAATTTCCCCAGTATCAGGGTCAATCCTTGCGGCCCCGCCAGAAGAGGTGGTTATACTGCCAGACCCTGGAACTCTAACCGGTGATACCCTGGATATGGGGGACGGGGTAACTGGTGCAGTGTCAGCTGCCATTGACGCTGTGCTCGGGGGAACCCTGGCATCCGTAGTTGTGGTTGGAGCAGCTACCCTTGCGGCTGATCTAGGAAGGGCTGTAGACGGTTGCTCAATTCCGGCGAAAGCACGTCCAAAATCTTTTACTCCACGGTAAACGCTGGACGCGTCCCTGGCTATTTCCCCAGCCATAGGAGCCGCTGCTGCAACAGGTAGGGTCACCGCTGTCCTCGCAAGGCTACCAACTTTCCCGGCTAATGTTTTTTTTTGAGAAGCGTCAGTAACCCCCTGCCTTGCAAAGTCTAAAACACTTCTCCCTGCGGTAGCTATCCTGCCTGGAATAGAGGTTGTCGCGGCTCTATTTATAAGAGATTCCCCTCTACCCTTCCTGCGCTTCAGCTCTTCTTCATTATTGTATAAACCCATATCAAACTACTCCTGTATTGGCAGTCTACTGTTACTTTATTTTAGATTTCTACCCAGCCACTGTTTGTGACAATATGCCACTAAACTGAGATAAACCGGCCATTCCTAATCTTGCTCCAACATCACCAGCAAACTTCCTGGCATCAACATTGAGGCCGAGCTTTCTTAATTCAGTATCATTCCTCAGCTCTCCATCCTTCCACAAGCGGTCGTAAAATTGAGATAACGAGTCGGACATCACTGTATCCTTCTGTATTCTCTTGCCGTACAAATTTGAATAGGCGTTGACAAGGTTCGCGTGGACATTTGGGTCAACTTCTGCCACATCAAGAGATGCTTTCAGTGCGTCAATTAATGCGTTAAGATACCCTGTCCCTGCTGACAGGACATCCCCGTACACCTTCAACGCCTGTTCAACTGCAAATCTTGTTGATTCAATCTGAGTGTCGAACCTCTTGGTGGCTACAGCAACAGATGCGTCCCCAATAGATCGCAAGGCGGCTGAGTCTATGTTGCCAGTGACTGCAAGCAGGCTTCCGGGCGGAAGGATCCAACCCTTGGCGGCAACATTGTTAAGTGTTGTGTTTCTGGCACTCGCAGCCGATATAAGTTGGCGGTCTCGCTCATTACCCCATATCTGGTTCTCTAAGGCAGCAGGTATTGACGCATCTCCGTTAAGTATAACTCTTTCCAGCCACTCTCCAGCAGCATCTCTGGCCGGGTTGAAAACAATATTGTTGTCAGAAGTAATAAACTTGTTATATAAATCTTCAAACAATGGGATGAGGTAGTCGCGCTGCTCTTCGTACACAGAGACAGCATTGTCTATTTCCGGGATGTCTGGCTCTTCAGCGGTCATGGCAAACGGATCTTCTTGCCTGTTGATGCTCCAGTCAGCCCCCTCCACCTCGCTAACAGCCGATCTTGCTAGATCTATTGATGAATTTGATATGCTGTAAGCAAAATTTAGCATTTTATTCAACACACAATCTATGTAGGCTGCCGGTTCTAGTGCGCCAGCATCGCAGTTGTTACCTATTGTGGTGAATATCATCCTCGCTTCCTTCCTGTAGCTACAGGGTCAAAGTGTAAAGATTCTAGTGCCTTGATAGCCACACCTTCCGGGGCAATCAGCGTTGCCCCGTAAAATGACGACAAGAGCCCTCTCCCTGCCTGGAACCGCTGATTTTCTGGAGTGTGAGTATTATTGTCAGCCTTATAGTACCATATTCCGTTATCAACCTCCACCTTTAGGTATAGCTTTCCAGCAGCATCGACCGCCGCATACCAATAAGGTATGCGGTTCAACCTTCTCTCTCTGAATCGAACTTGACCATATTCAACATATGACTCAGGCGCAGGGGAAGCTGCCCCCTGTAGCTGGTAAATTCCACTATTGCACACGCCATGCAAGTTTCCATCGTAATGGAAAAAAGAGTTAAAGGCGTAGTCAAGATAAATAGTAGTGGCACCTGTCTCGATATCCATAACCCATGCCGGACCGTCACCCAACTCTGGTAGCCCCTCAATGAGCGTCGAGATATTGTCATTAATACTTATACTCTCGAACATGTTGAATATATGGTCTATCGAGGTACTGACAGCATCTTGCATTTGCAACGACTCGCTAATGGAGAAAATAATCTCCACCAGCGGAGTGACAGCATCATTGATAGATAGCGTCTCCTGCATTAGAAACATTATCCCTGCCAAAGATGTTACTTGTTCGGAAATGCTAACCGGTATGTCCACGGGGAAGAACCCTTTGAATAACTCGGTAGTTTGACTTTTAATGGTTGGCACTGTCGCTATCATGCTGCAACTGCTTATATCCTGTACAACGCTCCCCAGTAACGATGGCAATACCGCCAGCATATTGCACGAATTAAGAGAAGAATTAATCATAGAGGCACTTATTGGCGGGAAAACACCCTCTATCTCCGTAAGTGGAAGAGGGGTATAAATTGCTTCTGTGCTAACTCCTCCAATGGGTATGGAAGCCTTCATGGTTATGAGAGAAGAATCATAAGTGCTATTTCCCTGAATAGGCGGAATAGTGGATCTCATCACTGCGCTGGATGCGCTAAAGGAAGGGGCAGAGAGGAATGATTGCTGCCCTGCAACGCGCTGAACCAGTGCTGGTTCTGAGATAAATGACTGCCTTCCTTCTACATGTCCGACTAGAGAAGGTGAAGCATAGAAGGATTGAGCAGAATCGACTATACTTGGCATAGGAATTATAAGTGCTTCTATACTTGCTTCAGTTACTGTGTCCGTTGACTGATACAATATTCCATATATCTTCCCCTCCTGATCGGGGGGTATTCCAGACATTGTTTCGTAAAATGAAACACCGTCCAACAGATCAATGAACTCGTATCGTATGTTCCCGTTAACGACATTTATCCGCACCTCGTCTCCAGCAACATAGCTGTCAGCAAGCTTGTATGTCTCCTTCCCATTCTCAAAAACAACCACCCCGTCCTTGGACAGTATCAACCCGTGTTTGTATTCTGATAATGTGTACCCGCCAGCCTGTTGTGACGCTAATCCAAAAAAAGCACCCCTTATGCCATGCGGGACCAGCCCACGAAAATAATACCCAGACAATACAGATTGTATAGACGTTGATCTTGAATTTCCCCACCCTGCGTTCCTGTTTCTTTCAACTTGAGCCTGTGATCCCCTTGTGGCCTCTCGACCGGGTATGGCTGGTGAAGGAGGGTGATACTTCTTCCTTGTTGCAAAGCCGGTAACTGGCATATAAGGGAACGAGCACCCTGAAGGCTGCTCGTTATCGACCAACTCGTGAACACATAGATTTGGATATTCGCAGGCACGCTTAGCATCGAGATTTACTTTTAATGACCCGTCGTCTGTGTCTGTAGAAAATATATCAATATACCTAGGGGAGCCGATGTCTATCCCTACTGTTGTTCCGACCTTTGTACATACACTATAAGAGATTGTTTCAACAGAAGTGTACCCAGGCATCGGCGCAATGCTTCTTGTTGGAGCTACTGCTGCTATGCCTGGGGTTACTGTTGTTGTTCTTTCTTTGTTGAGGTTGCCTGTCATTTTTTATTCCTATTATTTTGATTCATGGCAACCCGGACAGGTATCCACTGTAAGGTCCAACCGGCATCGCTGGCAACACAGCCGGTTGCGACAGCTGCTGCATCATACTTGCAACGTGAGGCCCTTTCCCAAACAGCGATATGTCCCAGCTTGCCCTGAACGGTTCGGTTGGCGGAGGGTCGGTAGGATACCACCCCGGCCCAGGATCGGTATAATAATCGTAAGAATCTGATATATCAAATTTTATTGCAGACCCTACTTCCCATGTGACAAGGTTATAATAACAGATAAACCTTACTTGTTCAAAAATATCAGGCTCTGTCTCTACCTCTTTCTCTAGGATTCCTATCAATAATTCAGGAGATACTATTTTAATATAGATGAGCCGCCCTTCTTCTGGGAGAGCAAAGGAAACCCATTGGTCCGCCAGCAGGAATGGATTTCCTTTGCTAATCCCCATTATCTCCTTTGGTTCTTCAAGTTTCTCGCAGAAACAGAAAAATACATCCAGCTCTTCATCGTCAGCGTCTTTTCCGATATAATAGATAGTTGGCCTTACCCCTGCCACTTCGGACTCTACCGGCATAACCATTGCTGCTTGAGCTATCCCGCTACCGTTTATTACCACATTAGGGTAATGCCTATTCCATGTATAAACATTGTCTGAGTCATTGAACATGACAACATCGTGAGGGACAGAGAAATTATGGTTTGGTCTTCCGAACCACTGTGATATCACAAATTCAGCATACTCGTAATCTATATCTCCATAAATTCTAAATAGATCAGGGTGAAGCGATGCCGACTCCATCAGAGATATAAACTGTCCAGAGTCTATAAGGGAAACGATGCCGGTTGATGTATCATTATACAGGAGCATGAACCGGTATATCTGCTCACCAGGATTATCTTCCCACCACGTTCTCCCTGGAGTCCCTGTTGTCCCGTCGTACTTTTTATCAGCGAAATAAATATAATGTATTATAATCGGCATAGATTCGACCTCTCGACAGAAAAAGAAACTGCCTCCTGGTCTAGCCGAACTGTCGCTACCAAAAAGTAAATCGTCCTTAATGGTGGTGCTGGCCAACCCACTCACGGCCTCGTCGAGATAGTACCTCTCGTAGTCAACAACCCCATTTTCAGAAAACATCCTTGTCGCGTAATACCTCCTGGATGTAATTGTGTCAAATGGGTAATACCCCCCTGTGACAGGAACCATTACGCTGAATCCCGATCTAACAGGGAGTGGCTGCATGAACACTGGAGGACGATAGTCTTCAGAGTCTACAAGCTGTTCTAGCACCCCTCTCCTTCCGCCTACTTTTGAATTGTCCCCTACAAAACTATTTATTGTAACCTCAAGCGTTGTTAGGTAGTCATACAGGTCGTTGTCAGGGTCGCCATCAGGAAATGGCTTAGGGTTCACCTCTGAGTGCATGTACCAACCAGCCTCTCCTGTGGTGGGGAATACTGCCGGAGAGGGCCAGTCGTCAGGGAATATATAATAGTATGGGTTCCCTAACGGGTGTCCTGGAAGTAAGTTATATAGGCTTCCTTGTCTGGCAGTGACGGTTGATAGGATATTGAACTGGGGGAGTGCCACATAAAGATCTTCCTCGGCAGGGCCATTCAGCATGATTGTAAGCTTGCCGTCAGGCCCGGTACCTGTATCCTCTGTCAATGCTTCGAGCATTCTTTGGTCAGAAATCTTCATGGGGATATTGTCCTTGGTTAGCACCCCTCTCCAGTAGTCGAACTCAGCGCAGAACACCCCTCTCTCTGTAGAGCAAGTGACAATCATTCCTTCTGGAGCGGTGACTGTTATAGAGTTGCCAACCATCGTGTCGATGTCAAAAAGAAATCCTTCCCACTTTATCTTTTTGACAATATCCATCTTGGCAGAAATATAAAAATTATACTTCTTCTCCCCGAACCACCTTCTGAGTAGGGATCGTTGCCCGTCCTGCCTCTTGACTGGGAACTCTTTGTTCATGTCTAACCTATTTCGTATTGCAATACGTGGTTGGTCCAGAACAGGTCTGCCACAGGGGTAGTGTCTACCGCTACGATAAACATGTAGGGTGCTCCAGCTACAGGACACGTCGTCCCGCCGTCGCCAAATATACCAACAATTACATTGCCAGATTCATCTATGGATACGCTGGGCTGATCCACACAATTAACAGCTATAGAGTCTATAAGTTCGTAAGATATGGAAAAGTTACTAACTGTGCCGAGGACGATATCTATTGATCCTGGCTTTGGGACAATGGACACAAACCTGCTTGCCCCTGGGATATACACAAGGCCGCTTTTTACATCAGAGGATGATCCGTAAGTAAAAGTATCGCTCAGTACCAAGCCAGATGCTCCATCTAACTCTCCGTACACTGTGCGTAAAACTCCACCAACATGATATTGTAGAAAAAAACCAACCCCTTCAGGGTCGCCCGACAACGCGACATTGTATCCATCTGGCTCATTGAGGGTGTATGCTCCATAAACTTCTATGCCGGTGTACAGTGCGTTACACACGCTGCGATGCAAGACTATTTCATTTGTTGATCCGGTATTTCTCCTGGAGAAATAAACAACGTTATGCGTACCAACTTGCCCGGCATCGGTATATTCAGACAGTGTATACCCTGCGGGCAGGAGTGTTCCGGTTGAGGCATCAATAACTTGCAAGTCGCCATCTTCGTTCGGGTAGGATAGTAACCCGGCATGACTGGATACCCCGTTGGTTATCCATGCAACCACCAATAAACCTTCTTCCCCTTCATCACCTCCTTCTTCCCCTTCATCACCTCCTTCTTCCCCTTCATCACCTCCTTCTTCTCCTTCATCACCTATCAGATTTATAACCACATTGGCCCCTTTGCCTGTCCCGGAAAGGAAGCTAAAGGTACTATCCGCAAAACGCAATGTAAGCGGCGAGTTTGTATCGTCTATCAGGTAGAAACCGGAATTTATACTGTCAGTAGGTATTGGCAGAATCTTCCTGCCTGCAAGACTTGAACTCGAAGCTAATTCTGGTATATATGTATCGTCGGTTATGTAATACTCAGAAACAAGGACTGTGCTGGTTGTAAAATCACCAGCCTCATCGACAGTCAATACAACGTTATTGAAATATCTATCATCCATCCCTCCGTCGTGTGGCAAGTTGATAAATACTACCCTTTCATCGGGACCGCCACCTGTGATTGTTCCTCCAAAGAGTAACCAGCACCCAAGACTGGATACGTCAGAAGACGGGAATGGTATAAGTGCAGGCGTAATAGTCATATTACAGGTTATAACTTTCTGGCATAATCAGCGAGGAAGCATCAATAGTTTTGTCAGCGTCGGTAGTAGACCAAACCACAGGGTTACATGCAATGTCAGCTGTTGCAAGCGTCAGCCCTACGGTAAACTGCAATCTTATTATCGAAGAGGAGGCTGCCCCGGTATCTGTCAACGGCTGCAATCTCGCGAAGGCTACAGTGCCATTGGCAATAACAGCACCTTTCCATACCTCTGCCACAGTTTTTGACAGGATAGCAGACGAGGCCGCTTCCCATGACAGCCCAACTCCTGGCTGCCCGTTGTTGGTCATCTTGCACAATAGAACCGAGCTTCCTACCCCGTCACCGGGAGTGGCTGGGATCGGTGATGTGTTATCGTAAAAGAACAATCCATAATTTTGAGCTTCCATTTGCCCTGCTAGAGCATCAAGAATGAAGTTCCTTGCCGGCATTCCCGTTTTCATTTTATACCTTATCTTTATATTAAATAGACAGGATTAAGAATCCCAACATTAGGAGATCCATTAACCATATTTAAAACAGTTTGCAGGTCTGCCGAGAACAAAGAGTTTCCTCCTCCCGGTGCCGATGCGTCAAAAACTCCCAACCCTACCACATCGTAATCTGCTCCAGCCGTCCACGATAGAACTGTCGGAGACAATGCTGCTACCCCGCCGTTCTGCACAAAAGACGGAGCGTCGTAAACTATACTTTTTCTTACGTAACTAGGATCTATCCCGACCGTAAGCTCGTTCGCGCCATTTATACCTGGACTTGCTGTATGGAGTGAAGCCCACAATTCTGCCGGTCTAGACACTGCCTCTGTACCGAACAGCAGGTTAAGAATTTGCTCGCCAGCATAAGAAGAGAAGCCTACCAACGTAATTGATAACGACCCTGAGTCGTACTGCTTCTGCACTCCGGCTGTCATTGTTTCAGGGTAAGATAGTGGCAATACTACTAAGCACTCGTCGTTGTCTGCATCTCTCACGGACAGGTGAGTAACAAGGTAGCTTGCACCGGTACCCGGAGTCCATGCAACAGCGATATTATTAATAACCCTTACTTCGCTGCCAACTGTATTAGCTGCACCGAATGTTATAGATTGTCTCGCATAGTCGGGGTCGTCACCGGCAACAATTTCGTTATCTGCCCCCTCCTGTCCAGGGTCTCCTGAGTGCATAAGCACTTCCCATGACACAGGTCTCGTGAACGCCCCTGTAGTGAGTAACCATGCAAGCGATGTCGTGTTGGCAACAGTGCTGAAAATATTTGATATCATGAAGTGATACCTGAGATTGTTATGGGGATGCGCAATGTCTCTCCCGCAATTAGTTCTCGTGGAGATGCGCCCCTTACTACAGAAAACAATAGCCCGGTTGTTGACCCGAATAGCGATGTTGTTGTCATGAAAACTCCCATAACAGTCACTGCCGCCGCAGCTGTATATACTATCTCGTTGAGGGAGTTTGTGTATTGCCCCCCTGTTAACGATCCGGGGACGAAAAGCTGGCGGTCAGTTTCTACCCAGTCAGTGATCTCTCCATAAGAGGTGATGTCCGTAGCCACGTCATCGTATGTTGGATTAACCACATTTTGAAAAGCGTTTACATAGAAGCTTGAATGTTGAGTCCCGCCAACAAGACTTGCAGCCATCCAATAATCCCTAGCTGCGTAAGGCGTTAGATTACTAAGCTTGTCTGTCCATTTAATCTTCCCGTCTCTACCAAAGCACTGAAGGGTATATACAACTGGGGGAATTGGCATGTTATTCATAGTTTTGTCTCTTGATAGCCCAATCTTTATCTTGTAATTTGTTGGCGGTTCCGTCATTCAAGATTGTTATTTTGTTCTTATTACCGTCGTTAACCATGATAGCTGTTGCCCCTGTTTCAGAGATAGGTGCGGCGACATTATCGTACTGCGGGTATCTTATTCCCCCTCCTGGCTCTGCCACAACCTCCCCTTTTGACCCGAACCAGTACGCTTTCCCTTCATCAACATAGGAGGTACCAAAGACGGCTGTCTCTTGGTCAACAACCATTGGAGATGAGTTTGTCAAATCTTTTCCTGATACAAAATAAGTCTGGTCGCTCACGACCCAAATTCCACCTTCGACAGGCTCCATCACTGATATGGCTTTGGGGAACTGCCAGAAATTGATCTCGTTATCTCCTGATGTGAACTCGCCAATCGAGATAAGGTCGCTGGAAAAGGCAGTAGAAAACCATATCCTGGACTTGTCGGCAATCATCATTCTTGCCCCAAAACGCCTTATGATGTGACCAGCAGGCGGGCAAGTCTTACCCTTGGTCGGGAGCTGTTCCCCGCTTCGATGATCGAAGTTAACCAATAGTGACGACTGCCCGACCGGAGCCATCCCTGCAAAATAATACTCGCTTCCGTTCGGTGTAGTGAGGTAAACCTTCTTCCCTACCACCTGTCGATCCGGAGAGTCGGAGAGTCCTGAGACAAGTCTGCCTTCGCTGGCCGACCGTACTGGACTTGCGCCAGATTCTGTGCCGTCCTCTCCCAGATAAGTATAACAGCAGCTATATGTTCCAGCACCGAGGTGCCCGGTTCCAGAGAGTATCGGAGCCGTTGCTGGTGGCACTATGCCCCATCTTCTAACCACCCAAGAGGGGAGTATCTTTTTTGCATTTAACGAATCAGAGAAGAAAATGTTCCCGGTGGCATGGTCATAAAACCAGGAAACCTGTGTCCCTGTTACACCCTCTGCTATAACCTCGGCATCGTTTGGACCGTTGAACTTCATGATCACAGTCCCTTGTCGAAAAAACGAACCTCCAGGGCAGGAGAAACCATCCCGGCAACCGGCCCCGAACCACACCTGTCCGATGCCTTCTCTTGAAGAGAAAACCCCTTCAGGGGATATGTTCACATTAACAGCATTGCGGACAAACAGAGGGGATCCTCGTCCGTCCTTGGGGATGTTAATGTCCTTTGACCGGTTGTTGATCCCTCCTGTTGGTTGAAGGGTTGTCATTTTGCAGTTCCGCCCACGATACACCAATCTTCAGCAAGCATATCAGTTTGACTGGCGAGCCACCCGACCACGCATTTCCCGTCAGCAGAACGCGTGTCAATATGAGGGCATATCTCAATTTTATCGAAACCTTCGTTTGCCATAGCCAGTGCCGCTCCGCCTCTGGTGTCCATTATATATCCTTACGTATTTATTAAGAAAGTTTTCAGTTGTTAAGGATTACTTAACAACTGAACTGCTAATACTTCCCGTTATGAGTAATCGCCGAATTGCAATCCATTCGAGCGTCACGAAGTTTACGGATAGCAGCTGACCGGTCCGGGCAAGGAGGAACAGTTTCAATAATGAGCTTCAGTGCCACGCCAAGAGCTTCCCGGATCTTTGTCCCATTCTCGACCTGCTCAGGGGTCCATTCATGGTAATCCATAACATCTTTGATGTCTTCGGCTGTTGCCGATGTTGCTGTGTTTAAATTCACTTTTTCTCCAAAATTATTTACAATTGAACTGTATTCCGATGAGGGGCCGAAGCAACTGACCTTCGCCGCGCCCCGCCAGCTACAGGGGGTCCATACTTCCTTTCAAAGGAGCGTATGTATTTTTCAGCCCGTCTGGCATCGTATGCATCTGAGTCAGGGTCATCATACGATATTGCCAGCGCATAGTCAACGATTGCCTCGTGATGCTCTGACGATACCTCCATCTCTGCTGTGTCCGGCCCTAACGGATATCGTACCACACTGAGTCTTATTTCGCACGCTACATTAGGCAAAGGAGACACAATGATAGAATTATCGTCATTGACAATATATTCAGGCTTCCCTGTAAGTTTTCTCCATTCACTATCGAGACGAGACAGGGTTCCACGATCAATTATCTGCAAGTTTGAATCAAAAACGTCATCAGTCCAAAGATCTGCGTATTCAATATTTATTATAGATTGATGAAGATATGCTTTTCGCTGATCCACAGAAAGAGGAATTGTGCATATTGAGCAATCAGAGTCGCGAATTAGCCGCTGGCGTATCGCAACCTCTCTCTGTCCTTCAAGCAAACGTGCCCGAATGATATCATCACACCATAAATAGGGCAAAGTCCTGTCTCTGGCATTGGCGCGAAACCTTCCTATCATTTCGGGCAGTAACATATTAGTACACCTTCCCTACCGCTCTCAATCCTTCAATAATATCTTCTTGGATCTTTGCGACAGTTTTTCTCTTGTCGACATTAACGTTTACAAGGTCTGGATTACTCATTGCGTATTCTATCAATGACTCCTTGTTATCCATGCCATTAATTATATTCAACAAATCTTGCTTTGCAACAGAAGTATCCATCTCAGCTTTCTCGTTAGCGGCTACTCTGTCGGAGGTCTCCTTGCCTGATTTAATTAATCGTTCAAGGTCAACCTCTTGGCTCTCGACTCGCTTTTTCTCCTTTTCTCTGACCATGCCGATGACTTCTTTTTTCAAATCAGCCAAGGGGATGGAGGAGTCAAGTTCCTTTGAAGGGTCAACGCTCTTTGCGAAATTCATCAGCACCTCAATATCGCTGAGTTCAGAAATCATCTTTTCGATTCCTGATATATCGAGCTTTGCCTTTGCGTTAGACTTTGCATTGATCCCGTCCTTCACATCCCCGACATCTGCTTTCCGGTAACAATCTGGATTGTTCTTCAGCATCTTTTGAGCGGGGATTTTAGGGACAAGCTGGATATTGTTATCCTCTGTCCAGATGACCCCTGTGCCATACAGCCGGTCATGCCACTCGGTATGCCGGGCGAATGCCCGGCCTACGTACATGATCGGAACCATCCCGGATCTGTTATCAATCATGTTTGTTCTCCCAGAAGTACGAACTGTGCAACAAGCGCACTGGAGAGGGCTGCCCCGGCAACAACCACAACAATCTTGGCGGCTTTTGGCAATGGTTTCATCTCCTTTACCGATACCGTGGAACCACGAGAAGTAGCGTTCAGTGCCAGTGCGGAGAAAAATGCTGTATCGCTTTGAGGGAAAGTTGCATCGTCAACCCCGTCAGAGTACCGGAAACCAACATTCACTGTAGCGGCCTGCCCTGCTGCTGTAGAAATAACCTCCAGCGCGTCGTGCCAAACAAAGCCTTTCGGCAGTTCATCAAGGACAATAACGTCAGCAACAGCAACTGCGGCGGCTGCTCCATCAGTAACCTCTTTCATGATACCGGATGAGTCTGTCTCCAATCGCAACCGGGTGACCATCTGGTTGCCGTTAGGCATCTCTCCGTACCGTCCTGCCTTCTTGCTCCAATTCTTCTTGAAATATGTAGCCATTATATATCCTTTTATTTTATGTATATCCCGACAAATGCCGGGATATTGTTTGCGTAAACTCCTGACTAAATTCCTGACTAAATTCCTGACTAAATAGCCTGGATGTCAGGGATAGGTACAGCGATGTCAACTGTAACAAGGCCGTTGTCTGTCCACTCCTCGGTACCGTTGAAGTCCATCAGGTACTGAATCTTTGAGCAGCCACCCAAAACGCCTGCAAGCTGTTCCATCTTGTCGCCGTGGTCAAAATCTTTCTCGTTGTAGAAGATTGGGGACTGAGTGTCGTCAAAGGTGCCGAAAGCTTCTCCAATTGCACTTTCACCCAAGACAACACATCTTGACAGCACATGGGTTGTGCCGAAAGCAGCAGGAACCTTTGCTGTTGACTCCGTCTGGGACGTGGTCGATGCGCAGTAAGGGACATCCTCGCCTGCCTTCCAAGCATGGAGCCAGGGCACAGGAATGATAAGGAAGTTGGCATCGTAAGCATCGGTCTGGTTAAAAACCGGAGAGTTACCCGCCTTGGTGGCGCGAGTCAGTGCATTTGCTCGAAGCTGCTGGTATGCAGCATTCGCCATGAATGCCTTGTACGCGATCTTAGGCACAAGAAGCACGGTAACAGGCTGCTGAGTGACCATCTTGTCACCCGGAACACTGATGTGACGAGGGGCAGCGACCAGATAGGTCATCAATCCATCCAGTGTCTGTACCAGGTCACGATTGAAGATGTCTGCGGTTGAGATATTAATCTCGCCAGCAGCCGGAGTGAGCTTAACCAGGCTCGCCCCGCTACTCTCGCAAACCCAGTGACGATTACGAGACGGAGCCTTGACAGGGTTTACCATGATATCGCTGAAGCTGTGCTCGGTACTGTCTGTCAGTGGAATTACCCACTCAATGTTATCAACAGTCCCTCGCCCGCTAAAGATCTGGGTAGAAAGCCGCTGATCAATGTAATTGTCCACTGCTTGCTGGGCGAATGCCTTGCCAAACTTCTTCATATCGTGCTTTGTCCGCTTTCGCGTCGAGCGACTTCCTGGATTGATTGGGAAGCGGGCCTGCTTGATCCTGAAGCGATCATCAACGAAATCGAATCCTACCCCTCGGCCCTCCGCCATATTGTCCCCCATAACGGGGATCATTTTAGGCGGACGAAGAAAGTCAAAAACAATCTCGTCCCCGTCCCCAGCCATGAAGTCTTTTGCAGTGACAACAGGCATCCCTGTAGCGGACTGAATTTTAGTGGTTCCCCTTGCAAGGGTTTCAGCCTTTGACTGATTAGGAAGCGCGCCGGTCATGCCGTTAAAGGCAGTCGGTCGGCTTCGGTTCATGGTCATGATGGTAGCCGACTGCACAATCATTGCAGCGGCCCCACCTTGTGTTACTGTTGACGCTCCCATCTCTTCTCCTTGTTACTTCTTCTGTTTATTTTGAACTAAACTGTGCCAGTTATCCGTCTTACATTTCGTCCTCTATCGCCTTCAGCAGGTTCTCGCTCAATCTCTGGATCTGGGCGGGGTCTCCGTTAGCGGACGCTAGATACTTCGACAATTTAGCCTCATCGGCCACCATGTCAATAAGTCTATCACTTCTTGAGCGATCGCTCTTGGAGCTTTCAAAGTCTGTTAAACTTCCCGGCGCAGGCAGACTTGCTTTGCCAGCCTCGGCTCCCTTGGCGGCGGAGTCCAGTGCAGCGGCATCCTTATTGGCCGTCGCCTGCTCCTTGAACATGTCAAGCAACTGAATACGGTTTGCCGGGGTTCCTGTTTTAAGCACATCATTATATGCATCTTTGACAATTGGATTCTGTTCGTCAATCCAGGCCGTGAATTCAGGGGACTTCACCGTGACAGAGGCATCCGCATGCTTTGCCCCAACAACACTCTCTTCGAGATACCCAAGGTTGTTATTGTTCGCCTGGATCAAGTTGTCAATCTGGTCTGCCTGCTTGTTAATGACATCCATTAACCTGCGATCACGAGCAAGGTTAGCTTCAAAATCAGCCTTATCTTTTGCAACTAAGACAGCATAGGAATCTGGGTCAAAGGTTTTCATCGGCTCAAGCGCAGGATTCGGCACGTAGACCGGGTCAGCTGTCGGTGCCGCTGCTTGAGCAATAGCCGCTTCAGCAGGGGTATTATTCTTCGCCACCTGTTCGAGAAGGCTATCGAATATACGCTGCTGGTTTGCAGTCATATCAGTGAGCGAGGATGTAAATTTTTCTGCAAGACCTGCGATCGCAGTGGTCTCCGGTTGCTCCGGTTGCTCCTCTTTTACTTCCGGCTCATGATCGTCACGAGTTGGTTCAACATTGAGTGTGTTCATAAATTCTTTAATTCCGCCATCATCTGACATCTTTGCTCCTCCTGTTCAGGGGTAATTATATAATCTTTCGGAGCTGGCCTGCGCTCCCTTATCTTGCGGTTTATTTCAGGGCTATGTCCTTCGCTACGCCTCTGCTGATATCTGGCAGACAGCCTTGATTGCCCGCTTGCCAGTATGCCATTGAACTGCCTGTCAATTGGATTCTTCTTCATCCCCCTCCCTCTATCCCTTCAAAAGGGGATTCCTGTGTTTCCTCCTGCACTTCAGGTAGAACGGTAGCTGGTTGCTGCTCATCCTGCCCGCTTACTCTCGGAGGAAAGTTAGGGCTTGTGTTTGGGTTAATTGCTTGCCCTGCTGTAGCCTCCTGCCCGCCTGTAACTACCGGCTCAACAGGCTTCCCTGCCACAGGAGTTCCTAGTCCAGGACTTGTCCCGACCACCGGAGGAAGGAACGTGGGTGCATCGTTAAGGTCTTGCCCGCCCTGGCCAATGTAAAGCTCGTCAGCTATAGGTACAACTTCTGGTGTGGCAACAATCTCACGGGCTGTTGTTATCGCCGAGAAGCTGTGATCTCCCGATGTCTTTCCTGTTGTCGCCTTTGTAAGTTTTATCTTCTCTATCTCGTGGTCAGTCTCGGCATCTGTTTTATCTACCTTGCTCGCTGATTCAGCTTCCTTGATGTCAAGCTCTCTTTCCTTCAAGGAGAGCTTCTTTAGCTCAAGCTCGTACATCTTCTCTTGCAGTCCGGCATTTACGCCCTCGTCAATCTGTTCCTGGATCTGCTCGGAGGAAGGTGTTTTCATCTTGGCAAGGACTTCTTTTATCACTTCAGCCCTGTCATGGATCTGCATCAACGCCAGCATACGTGGATAAAGAGCAGCCTTGAACTCGTCCGGAGCTGACTTAACAACTTCTGTCATCGAGATGAGTTGCTGGTTCTTGAAAGTCGGGGTGCTCGGTAACTCAGCCAGCTCTATGTGCATGGTGTGCAGCTGAACAGAATTGGTGAGCTTGCTGTCTTCAGAGGGAATCTGGTTCAGCACGATCAGCTTATCGTCCCCGAACTCGTTCCTAATAAGGACAGCTTCATTTTCCTGAATGGACTCAGCCTCAAGCATCAATAATAAATTTCCAACATTTTTCCTGGCGTTATTGTAATAATCAAACGGCTTTGCCAAAACTTGCGTTGTCTGCTCTATGAGCTGATTATACCCTGAAGCTGATTCCTGCCCTCCGCTTGTCTGTCCAAGGAAAGCCGGGGTGATCCCCACCACCGCAAATAAAGCAGCCCTGGCATCTTGAAGTCGCAGGTACTGCTCTTGCGTGAGGTCACGCATGAAGTCGATACTGAGCATCTTGGCTGCACCAGGGTACTTGTCAACGAACTCGGGAGAAAAAACTAAATCTCCATCTGCCCTGCCAACCTCGTCTCTGAAGGTATCGTCATCAGCTAAAAACATTCCGTCTGGTCGAACGGTGCGAACAGCAGATAATAGCCATTGCATCTTGCTTGTCCGGCTGTTCACTTCATCCTGGAGGTAAATCATTCCACGGACTTCTCCATATGGGGTGCCGGTTCTATCCTCTAGGTACCCAAAGAATGGGGCATAGTGAAATTCGTCACGGAATATGGAAGAGAATTCGTCGTAGAATATATTATTGCCAATGGCATATGCTTGGCGGACCCTGCTGGTTACTCTTTTGATAACCTTTGCCCCTAGTCCGATCATGGCCAAGTGGTCTGGGTTGCCAGGCTCATACTCTATACATTCACCATCTTCCTTCATCAGCAGGACTGTTTCCGCCCATCGCCGATACAGTATCTCCGTAAGCACTGTATCCTTGCGGGTTTTATCCTTGAAGATTTCATCTTCAATAGCATATCCCCTGTCAGATCCCCATACTCCGTTCAGCTCCAGCCCTGCATTGTCAGATGATTCAAGCAGGGACATGGCGCCTCCGCCAGTCATCTCAGCAGCTCTTTCTTTTTTTCTTTTTCCTTTCAATGAATTGATAATGAAGAGTAAGTTTTCTCCTTTCATTACAATCTTCTTTTCCCGGACAACCCACTTTGCCTTCTTGAGCAGGCGATCTTCCGGGTTCGACATGTCCCACCACATCTCATTGCGATGGACAGAGTTTACACGGATAGGGTACTTGTAAGGATCTTGCTCTTTGCCTATCTCGACCCATCCGACTCCAACCTTCAGCAGCCCCTCAAACCCAGCGGTACATGCGCGATCACATCCTGATCTTATTTCTGTTTTTTTAAGCCGCTGTCCAAGTGCCTTTACCTTGTCATCTTCCTGCTCAACCCTTGTGAAATACTCCTCGTCATTTGGGTCGTATGAGCTATCGCTGTCAGAAAGAACAACGAAGTCTGTTCGTGTCTTGACCTCTACTCCTGATACAGCATTAAGGGCTGTCTTGATCAGCGGCTCGACGGCGGGAGGAACACCCCTGTCTTTCAGCCTCTTCATTACAGGGGCACTTAGCTGGTTGTTATCAGCGTAGTCACTTTCGAGGTCAGCCCTGCGTCTCCAGGCGTTCTGGTCAATCATCTCTGACCGGATGTTCACCAGCTCTTCAACTGTCAGCGGGATATCGTGAGGAGATTTTCTCTTCTTCTTTAATGTCGACTGCGCAGAAGCACTTTCGTTTTCTTCGCCAGCATAGGCATCGCTGTTGTTGCCAGCGAGCGCGCTTTCTATTTCAGTTGCCATTTATTGCTACCATGCTGGGGTTGGTTGTCGTTTTTTTCTCATCTTCGGGGCCGGACCACCTACGGTCCCGCCATGAGCAGCCCATCCTCGGACAAAGGTCTCGAATGAGTCATATCCGTGCCCCGCCCAGTCCTTAACCGGGGTGTCCTTCCAGCAACCATTCTTCTTGTCCCACTCATGGCGGTAATTCTCTAAGCAAGTGATGCCTCCTTTGTACGTATCAGAGGTCTCTTTGCTCCACTTTGGCTGAGACTCACATGCTGTCGAGATAAAGCATTGAGGGAGAAATAACTTTGTTTCCTGAATGGAGATGTATTTATTTGGGATACGAGGTACTGTGTGTACGTTTTGCATCCCGGCCTTCTCAAGGATCATCTTCAAGGTCTTTGGCTTTTCGGTAGCTGACTCTGCGCTACCGGATCTACGAGTTTCACCATCATGAGGGAGGAAGTGGTTTCCCCAAATGTAATTAAACTTTCTAAGCTCGGCCCAGTAGAAGAGTATGTCTTCGTCTGTTCCTGATATGTAGCCAATGAACCGGTGCTGATTCTCTATGTATTGGTGGAGCCAGCAGGTCGTGTTGTCTTTAAGCCCGATATCCCATGCAGTGTTTACAGGACTTGAAGGGTCATGGACAATGTTTGAAATTTGCCCTTTCTTCCGTAATTCTTTTATTTTTGAAGCGAGGTATGCCCCTTCAATGGAAGCGTCAAATGCCTCAGCGGGGGTGCCTGGATACTCTCGGCACATATCCCCTTTCATGGTATCAGACTTGATCTGGTAAAAAGCCTTCTTTGGTTCGGAGAGCGTTATGTTTAATTTTCGCTCTAAATTTTTAAAATATTTTTCATTATCTCTTGAGATGGATACTCCTTCTGGATTCATCTCGTTGTCGTTACCGTCTTCCCACCATCCATAGAAAAAGAATTTGAAACTTTGTTTGGTCAACTTCGCCTTGGACAACATCATGTCCTGAGCTTTTTGGCAATACTCGTAGAACCGGCCCGACTTGCCCTCTGCTGTGGACTCGATAAACAGTGTCTGCCCTATCTTCAGGGTGTTGATGGCTCCTGTAATGATCTCCCTGGCCTGCTCAGGGGCTCTTGCAGAAATCTTCCCGAACTCTGAGATATGGAGGATCTGTAATGTGTCGCCACGGTGGGAAGTTCCGCAATAAACCGATGAGCCATTCTTCCAGACAAGTTCCTGTTTCGAGTCGGTGATTAGCGGGTTCTTCGCCTTGATATCCTCCGGGAGATTGTCGTAGGCATATTTTATTTTACCGAGCTTCCTCATTGCATCCTTCAGGGTAATGTCAATGATTCCGCATTTCTGGTTTTTATTCCAAAAAACTGTGTCAGCCATAATCATCGCTATGAGTGTAGAGAAACCTCGCTGGCGATCCTTGAGAATTATATTCCAGTACCAGCGATTCAGCCACAGGTCCATCTGGGACGGATTCCTCTTAAAGAGAACTCTCTTTCCGTCCTTGTTGATGATGTAATATAGATTATCGAAACGCCACTCTATATCGGTGACGCATCTCTCTATTTTTTTATGGTTTGGCATTTTGAAGTCTGTTAGCCAAAAATAAAAAATCCATTATGGTCGATGCCATTAGAATTCCTTTCAGCCATATCATATAACCCAAGGATCGAGTCTAGTGTTCTTGCGTCGCTGCTTACAAAGCACTGTCCGTGCTCTGCCAATGAATCGTGGATGGATTGTTCAATATCTGTCGCGAGATTCGGCAGCCTCTCTTGTATAAAGTCGAACTCGGATATGGATAGCATATCATGGGTCTCGCCTTTTTTGATTGAAGTGCCCGCGTAAATGGTTGAACCGTTAGCCCATACCAGCTCCCTTTTTGTTTCGGATACAAGCGGACATGCTTCCTTCAGCTCGGTCGGAATTTTGTCGTATGCCATTTTTATTTTAGATAAAACATTAGAGGCGGCTCGGTAGGTGAGTTCGACGAGTCCACATTTAACATTCTTGGCAAACAGACACTCATCTAGCATAAGCATCAGTACGATTGAAGTTAGTCCCTTTTGCCTGCGTCTCTTGAGCACGAAATTCAAGCCTGTAAGCGAAGTTTCTATAAAATCAGTTTGGTCTTTGTTCGGACTAAAAGGTACTACATGACCAGCTTTATCTTGGATAGAATATAAATTATTCAACCTCCAGATAGGGTTATCTAGAGCAGCGTCTTTTATCTTCGTCATCTATTTTCTCCAATTTTTTTTTCAAATTTTTCAGGAGCACTGGACACCCCCCTATCAATATTACAGCCGCCGCCGATTAGCCACCAGGGGCACCCCCCCCCCATCATCCTGCCTATGACCATTCGGAAACTTTTTCATTCATCATCCAAGCAGACCACGCCAATCAGCCAAGCCATGCGGCAAAAAGTGGGGGCAGTGCGGGGGCTGTGAGTATGTGCAAATACTGTACTGCTGTGCATGTGCTTACAGTTCAGCTCTTCCTTGTCTTGCGACCAACGGATTCAGAGTCCGTTACCCTCTGCGCTGCCTTACTGCCCGGCCTGCTCTGCCCTCTGGTGTCCCGTACCGGTTCCAGCTCTATAACCCGTTGCTTGTCTGCGCCTGCTCCAATCCTCTTAACTGCTCCAGGCGGGGCGGGTAGTCCTCCGGTGTCTGCTTTGTCAATGATGTTTGCGAGGGTGTGCTGATTGTCCACTACTGTCTTATTGCTTGATTCTGTGTACGTCCTTGAATTCACTCTCTTATGCTGATTAATCGCAATATGCTGAGCATAATTAACAGGGCACGTCCCGCCGATTACTGCTTGATCCATCTGCTCGATAATCCAATCAGCTACGGCCTGAGCAGCACGAGCAAGAGATTTATCCGCTCCATCTATATAGGAGTCGAGGAGTGTTGAGTTGCCGCCGCAGGACAAGCAAAACCCTGTCAAGGTGGGTAGATCTCCGGTCTTCGAACACTCGTCCCGGTAAGCGTTGGCGGCTGTCTCTAAATCCTCAATAGTGCGGAATACGTCCTTGTATTCCGCACGGGTCAGGGATAGTGGGGGCAGGGTGCGCGGGCCTTTTTTCTTGGCCGCCACCTTTTTACGAGCCTCCGCAAACAGTCCTTTACGGGGAGCAGGCCCGCGCTTTTTCTGCTGATCCTTGGGAATTGGTACGTATTTCATTGGATTTCCGGCCTTACCAGGAGGGAGCGGGGCCCACGGTTCCTTTTTTGATCCCTTGGGGGTTTGTGTTGGATCTTTGAATTTATCGGGTTTTGTGGGTTTTTCATCGCTCATAAAACGATTATCACATAATTGTAAAAAGGTTGCAATATATTTAATACAAAACTGTAATAAATAGTTAGCAGGCTAAGAATATGGGTTAAAAATGCACGGCGTTTTTGACATGTGAACGTCTGTTGCAATAAACGAGGGTAAGTTCACATTATGAATCTAATATTCAAAATGTGAAGCGCGGTTCACATTATTGCAATACATTAGGCAATAACAATAACTTAAATAAAAAAGAACACAGCACGAAGAAAAAACGTGACACTGTTATATGAAAGTGTTATAGTTAAGACAGGTCAGAGAGACAACAGCCGAGCGCACTTGATAACGATCTGACCACATGCAGCACCGAGGCAGAGGCGAGAAAAGCACCATGTAGACAACCAGCAAAAGGGGACATTATGAAAATCATACGCAGCATAGACAAAGAGAGCCATGAGAGAGCGGCGGGTTTAACCCTCTCGTTGCTTAGGTGCGAGATCAGTAGCCGGACCGGATTAAATAAAAGGAATGTCGCAAACCCATTTTACACGGAAGACTTTGACAATGGCTTGATAGTCTGCGAGTACTACCAGCAAGCAGACATGGGCGAAAAAACATGGCACGGCATTACAACCGACCTTGAAACAGATACAGTTTTTTGCTTTGACGCTGCCACGCTGGCAGCGGTCCGCTTGCAGTGTGTCAGAGTGGTGAAGAACAGATTTGAAGCAAATGAGTCTAAAGGAGAAAGAGAAATGACCGTGAAGTTTACAGAGTTTGAAAAAATAAATAATAACCTATACAGATACGGTTGCTCCATGTACAGGTTATTTGCCTGTGGAATAACCCCAAACGAATGCTGGTTAATTAATCCTGAAATGAGAGAGCTGCTTGATATTAATGCAGCCACGGGTGACGACATATATGGGACGGACTGCTTCTTCCTGGAAACGGGGACAGTACCAAAGGGGTTAGCATTTGCTCGTAAACCCATACCGCGTAATTAAAACCGTTAACAACCGCCCCGTCGCGCGGTAACGGCAGGCAGAGAAAAAAGAACAAAGCACAAAGAAAAAGCGTGACACTGTTATATAAAGGTGTTATAGTTAAGACAGATCAGAGAGAAGTATAAAGCAAATCAGGTGAAAGCCTGAACAACCCAAACAAGGAGGATATCATGACAGAAAAACAAATACAAGCAACAATTCAGGGCCGTAAGCAGCTCATTAAAAGACTCGATGCGATTCTTCCATATTATTGCGGGGAAGTGCAAGAGATCAAAATAAAAGGACGGGTCATTGTGGCCCGACGTAGCGGATACGAAGCATCCAACGATTCGGTTGTTTGGGGATCTTGGGAAGAATACTAATCAAACCACAACCACAACCGCCCCGGCCAATCAAAGGCCGGGGCAAAGGGGAATATATCATGACCACATCACGCGAAACCAGCACCACAGGGCTGAAGTGCATAGGCCGGGGAGCCTTTTCAACTGTCTACAGAAAAAACAGGTCAACCGTTTTAATAAAATCAAATGACCCTGTAAAAGAATGCATGTCTCTTGGCTGGTTCCCTAGTTCAAGGTTGTTCCCAAAGATTGAAAGGATAGCTATATGTGAAGACGAAGAGAGCAGCATCTACGAGCAGAAACATTTTGACAAGGTGCGCAAGGTGAAAGGTAATCTTTCTCAGTACGAATATGAATTCTACTGTTGTCTTCGCAAGTTGACACCCGAACAGTGCTCATATGAATCTTTCTACAATACCGAGGACATGTTCAGGGAAATTCCGAACAAGTTCCACCACAAGAAAACCGCTCTCTGCGCGGCTGTGGATGCTCTAACTAATTACGGTTCTGATATAAGGTTTGAGATTTCGCCGCACAACATAGCTATTGCAAGCAGCAAGCTCGTTCTCCTTGATTGTTTCTTCTTTTCATCTGTATTGAGGAAAGCGCGTAATTAGCTTGATACAGGCGAAACAGCAGGGGCCTACCCTCTGCTGTCAGGGCGGGGCGGTTCCCGCCCTCTGACGAGGCCAGCCAGCTTTTTTTATAATCACCTATCAAAAGAGGGGATCATGACAACATCATTCAAAGTAAAATATGCAAGGCCGACGCTATACGCGCGCAAAGAGCCGACAACCGACAAGCTGAGATTCGTACTTAAGAACACAGGCAAGAAAGACCTCTGTCTATATCATGATAGAGCAGGGAAGCATCTCGCCTGCCGTATTCACTGGTATGAGGTTTCGATCCGCCGAAATAGGAAAAGCATTATGTGGAATGCGCAGAAACACAACCTTGTTTGGTTATAAATCCAACCACAACCGCCCCGGCAACGGGGTAAGGATAAAGATCATGAAAAAAATATTGGTAAAGACAATATGCAGCGGAAAAGGATTACCTGTAACAACATTGGCACATCCAGGATCAAAGCCGGGTGATTATAACGGCTCATCCCTGCAAATCAGGGAAATAACGGACATCCCGCAAGGCACAAGCCCGGCGTTTATAGTGTCTTTGTGGCGAGATACTATAGATTTAACGCCATTCGGCGACAAGCCAAGACTATCTTTCCGATTTGACGAGATAGGCCCCGGAAAGATTGCAAGGTAAAACCACAGCCGCCCCGGCCAATCAATGGTCGGGGCAAAGAGAAAAAATGAACGAAATAAGAACAAAATATGCGCAAAGCACATCGGCACACGTCAGGGAAACGGCCGTTAATATTGGCAGCAACATGGGTTGCTATGTCTGCGGCAACCTATATCAGTTTGAGGTTGTGCCTGTAATATTTTAATTAACAAGAGAGGATAGCATAAAATGATAACAATCTTAAATACATCAATCATCACGGCGCACGGAACGTACACCTATAAAGCTTGCTCGCTTGAGCAAGCAAAGAAGATCATCACGCCTTGCTTTCGGAGCGCGGTCGGGCACGAGTCAACCGCCGCCGTTATCTCTACCCTGCTCGGGGTAGAGGTTAGAATGAACCGGATACAGTATCAGCAGCAGGCAGGCGATACAGCATTGGTTTTTAAACTCAAGGGCCGCGCTCCGGAAGGGACGATCCTTACCACAGGCGAAATAGAAGAAATCGGCTACGAATGGGGCCTGCTTGAGCGGATAGACGTTAGCAACACTCTGCCGTAAATAGCGCGCCAGCTTTCCGAGGAGTTTTAAGGCCACAACCACAACAACAACCGCCCCGGCCAATCAAAGGCCGGGCAAAGGGGATAGCATGAAATACTTTAAAAGTACCGAGACCAATGATAGAGGCAACAAGGCTCTCTTTATAAATCAGGCGCTAGTGGAGTCAATCGAACAGGTTGACCTAGATAGCATTGCCAGGATCCGAATGACCTCCGGGAAAGAGCACACTGTCCTCGGAAGTGTCGCTGAAGTAGCGCGCCAGCTTTCCGAGGAGTTTTAAGGCCGCAACAACAAGCACAACCACAACCACAACCACAACCGCCCCGGCCAATCAAAGGCCGGGGCTTAATCATTCCGAGGGGCAGCGCATGACCGCCACAGCGAAGAAACCAGCCAAGCAGCCGACCAAGCAGCCAGCCAAGAAAGCAACAGGAACCAAAGGGGTATTCTCAACCCTTCCCCTTGAGACCTTTCAAGCATTGAAAGAGAAATTCCCCCACTGCTCGACAAATAAAGCTGTATTACTGATCATTGAAAACCACCTTGGGATGGAGAGCGCGCCGCGCGCGTCAACGGCCTATAGAAAATATAAATGCATCCACCCGGCAACTGATACCGTTCTCCCTCTGCTTAATCGCTCGCAAGTTGCCAGGGTTTTGAATATGGAACGCACAACATTGATAAAGCACATGAACAAGGCAGAGGAAGGCGGGTACACCTTCACCGCGAACGGGTGGGCGGTGAAGGTGTTGAAATCCTCATGTACACCATAAACCGTTTGACAAGGCCAGCGTGTGAGGTATATTACCGCTGGCCTTCTGCTGTGCAATATACGAAAGCACAGCAGGAAACCGCTATACATCACCCCATGACGGCAAACCATGCAAGGAGGCACCGGCAAGGATCCACCAAAGCGGAAGCACAACAGCAGCCAAGCAAGCCCCAGCCATAAGGCCGCTCCTCCTTCCATCACCCTGCCGAGCCAAGCGCACCCCTTTCAAAAATGGGGGTTTATCCCCCCTCCGTACCCCCAAACATATTCGCCCTACAAAATCACAGGGGCGAAGCTATTTTTACTCTCAACACTAAGCCTTGTTTTTTCCGCACCATGAGAAATCACAGGGGCATGAAATCACAGGGGCATGAAATCACAGGGGCATGAAATCACAGGGGCATGAAATCACAGGGGCATGAAATCACAGGGGCATGAAATCACAGGGGCATGAAATCACAGGGGCATGAAATCACAGGGGCA